TGAACAATCTACTGTTTTAATTACTTCGTTAAACACATCTTGTAATCTCTTATCACAAGTTGCTAATTTCTCTTTACTTCTTTTGCCAAACTTTGCCATTGTTTCTCCCTTTTTATTTAAAATTTAAAGTGAGGAGTATCGTCAGATATAGAGCCAGTTCCTCTTACTGTTCCAGATAAATTAACACCTATCATTGTATTAGTATGATAATGAATACCTCCTCCTAAATATTCCATGCTTGTTGATTGCCCAGAACCATTTGAAAATGCTGTTATAACCAATCCAGCGGTACTAGTAGGTTGAACTATTGTATCTATAGTAATTTCACCAGATTGATTGTCGTCATATATAGTAACTCCTCCAAAAGTAATTGTGTCATTAGATGTAGAGTTTTGAGTGACATTTAACCACAGTCTAACTCTATATGGATGTCCAATAGCAACTATTCCACCGTCAGCTCCATACCATCTATATCTACTTGCATTTAACGCAGGCGTATAATTATATCTACCACTTGGTTGAGTTGCACTTATCCACATATCATTCGTTAAAACTCCTGGACTTGTTTGCCCAGAACCATCTCTTACAAATTTTCTATCATATTCATTTGACCCGTCATCATAAGTCCATCCATTAGTTGCTGTGCTATAAGGAGAAGTGTCATGAGTAGGGTCAGTATTATCAGTATCAGAATTATAATAATTAAGCCTACTATGTATAGAATCTGAATGTGAATAATTATTTTTATTTTGGTTCCTCCATTCCGATGCTGTGCCAGCTAGTAGTCCATCACAGCTCAAAGGGTTTAAACCTCCCGTTATGGAATAATTAGCCATTCCATACATATAATTTTGAGAATATATAAATCTTATTTCATTACTACCAATTTTATCGAAATCCTTATTATTGGCTCCAGTTATCCATTTTCCTCCTTTTGACCAATTACCTGAATCAGTTTCAGTGTCAGGATAAAGCCATTGACCTTCGTTGTCTCCAAAATAAAAAGTAGAATCAATTCCTGTAGTATTTCTATAACTTGGCCAACTAATCCCAGTTCCATGAGACAGATACCATACAGCATTTCTGTCAACATTCCTGTAAGAAGTGCCAGGGTAATATGCACTGATACCAAAATGACTTATAGAGCCATAAAAAAATTCGCTTGCAGTACTTCCATCCATTTTTGCACCAATATAACTTTCTGTTTTATTAGCATGAAGTATTTTAGTATGAATTGCAAAATCAGTATCATTCTTTACATGGTAATAATATGTCATAAGGGTTTCTTCATCATCGGTCCATTCTGACAATGGTTTACTTGGAGTCCATCCATCCCAACCTCCTGCATATCTGAAAGCACTATTTTCATTGGGATGATAATAACAGTCTTCATGGCCATTCTCTACATCTTGATGTCTAAGCCATCCTAATAATTTATTTGTATAAGTATTCCAGCACAGATAAACAAAATGCCATACACCTTCATTAACTGTACCTTTAAACGTTAAAACATCATGAGCATATGTACCAGCGCTGCTATTATGACAACCAATAAGCAGTTTTAATTTATTGCCTCCATTTTCAAAATATAACTTAAATACACCTGAATTTACGCCAGTTATATTAGACCCATTGTGATATAATACTTGGGTGGTTCCTGCGGTATTATTGTGGCTAGTTTTTTTAAACCAGAGAGCCACTTTTTTATGATGACCTTTATACTGCATTGTAGAAGCATTGTAATAATTCCAATTATGTGCAGTACTAGAAGGTTGTACAGTCCAATCAGAAGGCTGTCCATCATTACAATACCATCTTAACTCATTAAAGGTAGAATACATTTTACAATAATCTCCATCACCAGATAAATTTAAACTAGTAATAGGAGGGTCAGGGTCTGGTTGCATTTGCCAATCTTCTCCATAATGACTATTTGAATATGATAATATAGCAGTTTTAGAAAACATTAGTCTTTAATTACTCCAACTCTTATAGATAAAGTTGCTCCAGCATAACTATTTGTACTATTAGCCATAGCCCATACCCATAGACTTTTTGAATTAGGTTCAGCTTGAAGCATTAAACCACAATTAATTTTTTGTTGAATACATAATTTTCCCACATCAAAAGGACTAGTCATTTGAATTATTCCACATACACTTTCAGCATCAGCTCTTACAAAATTCGTCATACTACTAACAGCGTCACTTAATTCTTCAGTATTATTACCATCTGGCATGTCACCTTTAGATTGAAATATTAGTGTTATTGGACCTTGAGCATTTGAACCATCTCCTGAAGCATCATCTGCATTATCAGTTGCTACAGTTATAACAGAATGCAATAATGCGGTTCCTCCATTTACTGATACACAATTTGGTATCTCAATTGGTAACATCATTATATCGCCATCTGCATAATTAGCGTTATAAAGAGTGCCTTGTACTGTTATAATATCAGCATCCATTTTGTTTAGTTTTTCTTGGACTGTAAAGTCTTGTAATTTTGTTTCAGCCACTTTTTTTACCTCCTTTATTAATTATAAATTCTTGAATCAGGTTTATCATAAGCCCAAGAATTAGCTCCTGGGGTCGATATATCTAAATTATTACCATAAGCAACAGAGTTTGGAGCAGCAACACAATTAATAACTTGCATTCCATGATTACCTCCAGAATCTGCTCCTCTATGTATTAACAATACATTATGTGTTCTTTTTAATCTCAAATTATTTATTTCACAATATTTTCCACTTGTGCTACTTGTTAACTGCAAAACAATAAAAGCTTTAGCACCAGGAGCTTTAAAATCATATAACAATGAATGTCTAATTCCTTTTCCAATGTTTGCTACTTTATGGTCTACACTAGCGTCGTATGCAGCTGAAGTATTAATACATGCATTTAAATTAGAGTTTCCTCCTACAATATCAAAAGTTAATTCATATATATGTCCAGCAGTAGTATCAAAATCTATAGATACAATCCCTTGAGAATTTGCTCCATTTTCTAATCTTGCTCTTTTAGAAACTATAGTAAAAGCAGCGCTAAGGTCTGCTGTAAATTTATTAGTACCTACTAAATTAAAAGCACTTGCAGTATGACAATCTAATATCTTATCATCTGATGACAAAACATCATGTAATGCAGTCTTTTGATTAGAGCTTAAAAAAGAATCCATTTCATCTAAAACAGGTTGTCTAACATATGTATTTGAAAACGAATGTATATTTGTAGTCCCAGTTGTAATTTCTAATACTTCCTTTAATTTTGCTCCATATAAAGAAAAATAACTAGTATCAGCAGTTGGTTGTGTAGAAAAGGTTGGAGATGTATATATTATAAAAACAATTCCCATCATTGTATGTGCATATTCTTTATTTACACCAGTAGCTATATCTTGACTTAACTCTCCAGGAGTAGATGAGCCTAAAAGTCCTCCCAAAGCCCTATAATATAAATTACCAATCTCGTCCCAATTAGAACCATTGCCTTTATCATTTACATCCCAAGCACTATTATCTATACCATTATACGTTATTTCATCTTCAAATAAATCATATTCAGCTGCCCAATGGCTTAGGTCAGGGCTACCAAAAGTTGAGTCATAAGTCCAATCCTTATAATGACTTCCTTTTTTACATCTATCAATAAATATACATCCATCCCCAACTTTTAAGCTATTAAAATCAAAGTCATCATCTCCAAGAGGAAAAGAACATAATACATGCGGTTGGTTAGGATTAATAGAACTATCTAAATTACTAGCAAGATAACCTTCTCTAGCAGATGGTTCTTTATGGTCTGAACTAGCTTTATAAACTCCAAAATCTCTTATTGTTATATTTGCAAAATCTTGAGGAGCTCCATTTCCATATTTTCTAGCTCCTATAAATTGTAATTGAGATAATTCTTCGTTAGTTCCACCATTTTCAAAGTTAAAATCATATGTAGTAGTTTTATATCCAGCTTCCGACATTCTAGGTATACTACCTTCATTAGGTACAAAATTATTTTTAGAACTATCTGATTTTTGAGCAATCCAAGAATAAATTCTATCTCCACTGGATGCTTGACCACGTATACTTACTTGTAAAAAATACCAAATATTAGTTTGAATAGTTTCATTTTCAGGTTCAGGTATTAAAGTTGTTGTTTCACTACCTAAGCCATATCCTGTATCTATTTTTAAATTACCACTACTATCTACATATATATTTAATTGATGTTCTGCTTGATGGCCAATAGAAAATATTGTGCTATCTCCACTTAGTGCATTAAATCTAATCCAGCAAGAAATAGTAAAAACTTCATCTATAGACCATCCTCCTGATTGTGCGCTTGAAAGATATTTAGGTATATTTTTATTACATACGGTAATATATTGGTCAACACCATCTAATTTTACAGAACTCCTATTAATACCTTGATAATCACTTTCATAATAATTACTTATCTTAGAACCTGAACTAAAAACTTTTGTTTTATATTGAGATTTGAACATTAGTCTTTTATTAATCCTATTCTAAATTTAGATAAACTTAGACCATAATTATCAGAGGATAGTGCTATACCCCACATATATACATCTCTACTGCCAGATTCAGCTTTTAAAACTATACCACAATTAGCCTTATGAGATAAAGCAACCCTACCTAAATCTATTATATTATTCATATGAACAACACCGCAAGTATTGCTAAGTACGTCAGAAGTAATTGAAGCTGTAAGTAGAGAAGAACCAAGACCTATACCTGTCCCATCAGAACTAGAGGTAAATACTAATGAATAAGGATTTTGAATCAATGCAGCGTCACTTAAATTTTCATTTGTATTGGAAAAAGTTAAACCTACTATGGAATGTAATAGAGCGCTACCTCCTTCAATAGGCACAGCATTCTCTATTTTAATAGGGTCGTTCCACATAAAAGTATTTGCTGTCGCAGAATTTGTAGTTGCCCCGCTAGTTACAAGTATGGTATCAACATCCATACTATTTAATTTTTCTTGCATTGTCCTTTTCTGCAAGTCAGTTTTTGCCATATTACCCTCCTATCCTAAGCACTGGCAGTGCGTGAATGGATTAGTTATCTTATTGCATGAGAGCCAGGAGAAGTTATTCTTAAACCACTTATTCTTGAATTCTCCCATTTTTCTACCATTTTTCTAAATTCTCTCATTGCATATTCTTTTAATTTAATTTCTCCTTCATCTTCAGCTAATTTAGCTTTTACATAATAAACTAAAGCTTTCTGAAGATAAACAGGTAAATCGAACTCATATGATTCATCTTCTATATCACTATTTAAACTAATTGTATAAGTAATTTTTAAACCATCAGTTACAGATTCTTGTGGAGATTCCCAGGCACTTTTTACTACTCCAGGGCCATACTCTTTGCTAGCAACATTATTATTAAAACTAACGTTTTTTTGAACAATAGCAATTTTATTTCCTTCTAAGTAATAAGCATACTGTTTTACTGAATCTGCCATTATACATCATCCTCATCTTTAATTGGTGGCTTATGAATCATTCTAGGTATGGTTCTGTATTCATCTTTAGCATTTAAATGGTTTTTAGCTGTTATATCAAGCATTTGAACCATATCGTTTGGCATAGAATAAAATCTTTTATCTTTAACTATATCAATACTAGTAACTTCAGTACTGACTTCAGTAAGCATATTAATTTCTTCTAAACCATCTTTTACATAAGCTATAGCTTTTCCAGTTTCAACCATACCTATTCTTTCCATGAGTTCTTTTAATTTCATTCTTATGGTTTACCTTTCACAGGAACCTTTCCAGCAACATTAGGCGAAGATATTTGCCCAGCCCCAGCTGGTTTACTTGGTTTACCCATTGATTTTGGTTTTTTACCTGTTTGTGCTTCAGTAGTTTGTCCTGGTCTACTGCCAGAACCTCTTTTACCAGTAGGTTTATCTAATTTACCTTTCATATCCTTACTGAATTTTGCCCAAGATGATGAAGCCTTAGCTTTACCACTACCACTTTTTCCTTTACCTTTCTTTTTGCTCCTTCTTCTTCTTTTTAAGCTTAATTTAGCCATTATTATACTCCTTTTATTGTTATTTTCCTTTATAAACTAATAATTTCATTCTATTTCCAGTATTTGCAGTAATGTTTACATAATTAAAACATCCCCAAAACATATCGCCAGGAAATAAGCTTGTAGAACCTAAATCATCTCCATTCAAACTTTGAGCGGTAAAGGTAATTACATCACTAGCTTGAACAGTAGGTAAAGCACCTACAGCTTTAATTGCAACAAAAATATATTCTCCACTTTTATTCCCAGATTCTCCTATACTTGCTGTTACAGTAAGTTGTTCTACTCCTAAACCTCCTATAGCAAGATTACCTGCTTCTTCACCACTATAATGTCTCAATCCTTTATGTTTATGAATACCCATAATTAACCCCTATAACATAAAATTTTTAAAGCATTTGTCGGAGCAGCTACAGTTCCAGCCCCATTAGCTGTTATTTGAACGCTACTAAATGGACCAAAAACTGAACCTCCAGGAAAAAGAACAGTAGTTATAGGTGTATCTCCTATTTTATTTATAGTAGTTACTTGAATATATGCAGTTGATACCAATGGATGTGTAACTATATTAGCAGCATCACCTACAGCTTTTATTAAAGTAAAATCACCTGTCTTTGTACTTGTACCTGTACATTCTACAAAACCAGCTTGCCCTAAAGCAACATTACTTATTACATCACCAGCATATTCTCTTAATCCAGAAAACATTAGCTACTTACTACTCCTATTACGTCAGCGCTTATTATTTCAGCTCCTGCAGAAGAAGCTATTCCACCGCCTATATAATTTACGCTAGCACATCTTAAATCAGCTACAGTTACTCCATTTAATTTTAAAACTAATATTTCTTTAGGACCAATAATTAAATTATTAGTATTAGCTCCTCCAGTACCATTATATAATGGATTATTTGAGCCAAAACTTAACATTATACTTTCAGAAGTATTTTCTCCGCTAGAATTTTTACCAGTATGTTTTATGCAAATCCAACAAACTTGTTTGGCTGTAGTTAAATTAGTATTTAATTCTAAGTATTTATCAGATGTATTAAATAAAGTACTAGAATTGCCTATTGTTCCTTTTTTATAAACCCAAGCTTCATCCGAATTAATAACATAACTACAATTTCCTCCTAATTTTGTTTGTAATAAACCTGGTAAAACTTTTGCATTTGTACTTGATGTTGCATTTGCCATTATTCTTCTTCCTCATATCTTTCTTGTTCTTGTGGTTTCATAGCCTTTGGAGGTCTTCCAGGGCCTGGTTTTTTAGGTTGACCTAACATTAATGTTATTCCATCAGTATATTCTTTCATAAAAAATGAATAGTTATCTATATACCATTTATATGAAGTAAACTTTTCTTGCAATTCTTGTGAATATTGAGATATTTCATATTGATATTTATATAAATGACTTCTATATTCAGTTATTTCTTTTTGTAATTTAGAATCTGAATTTTTACTTACAACTTCTAAAGCTGATTTGAATATCTCAGAATCTCTTTCATATTGTTTTTCTGCCTGCTCATTATTATCTTTTTGTATCTCCAGCTCTTTAGTAACTATATTTTCTAATTTTTCTGCCATATCAAAATCTTCTTTATTAATAGCCAATTTCATATTTGCTATCTCTCCACTTACATTTACTTCCTTAGGAAGATAAAACGGAACATCTGGTAAAGATATATCAGTTTTTGAAAAAGAAGGAGCAATTGGAGCTATAGGAACTTCTGGCATATTTTTTTGTATATCAGAAGCTTTAGCTAAACATGTCATTGCAGCAGAATAATACATAATTAAATGAGTATATTCGCTTGGGAAATTATCAAAAGTACTATCAGAAGAAGAATCAACATCGCTGTCATAAAATAATTGTGTTATTTCAGCTGATTCAGCTAAAGATGGAATTGGAGATACATATATCTTATTATCTAAAATATAAAATGCAGGATTATAAGCACTTCTATAATTAAAACTTTCTGGATTATTTACCTCACTTCTTAATATAGCTGGTATTTGAGTGGCGGGTCTATTATAGTTACGATAATTTCTAAGCACTCCAAGAATTTTACCATTTAAAGATAGACCGTTACCATCTTGAAGTAATGATGTTGTTGTAAATTTAACAGCATCATCTGGTCTTAAATTAGTAATTTTATTTACAGTGCATGTAATAGCATCTTTAATAATACTATCTAATTCAACTTTACTAGGACTCGTAGATGCCCCAATGGATATTTGAGTCATCCCCTCAATTTGTGCTTGAAATGTTGCCATTATACACTAGCTACAAATATCTCTAAATCAACACTTGCTGTATCAGCTTGAGCATAGACATTTGTTAAATCAGCTAATTGCCCAGAACTTGCAGCTCCAGCTGTATTTGCATCAAATGTATCTACTACTCCACCTGATAAATCAGCATTGTATACAAACGATTGACCAAAATCTAGTTTTACAGCAAATTCATCATTGCTTTCATTTTTAAAGAATAAAACTACATGATTAGCATTATCTTTATTTGTAATTCTAATATATCTTATATTAGCTTCCAAGAAACTTCCTCTATCTGTTCCTGATGCAATAGCAGCAAATAATTCGTTTCTATCGGTAGTGCATGTAACTATATGTTTAAATACTTCGTTTACATTAGAAACAGTAAAACTATTTGAAGCACCTTGTTGTGAACCATTTAAATTTACACTTTCTGTGACCGTTACAGTCAAATCGGCATTTGAAATTGTACTTGCCATTTATTTAATCTCCTTTAATTTTAAGTTAGAGTCTACCCCCCTTTTTGGAGAAACAACCAAGAAGGAGGGCAAACTCATTGTTATTTAAGCATTAATACCAACTGCGACCCAGCCACTAGTAGTACCATCATCTACCCATGTAAATAGGCAAGCTTTAGTATTAGCTATAGCTACGCTTGATAATCCTATCATTGTTGCAGGTGTAACTGTTTTGTTTCCACCTCCTCCAGAATTAACAATAAGCGCCATTTGGCCATTATAAGAACCGTCTGCTAATGTCATAGCTTGAGCTCCACTTCCAGTACAAAGAGTTGTACCTTCAACAGAACACGCTCCAGCAGTAGCTTGAGATTTTACAACTTGCCAATGAGGATGTACAGCAGGCTTACTAACCTTTGCTAATATTGCCATTACCTACCTCCTTACGCATTAGTTGCTGATGTTTTAACGAAAGTACATATTACGTCAACTGTGCCAGTAGCAACTAAATCATTATTTAAAGGTGTGAACCTAAAATGAACGTCTCTAGCACCAGCACTATATAAGTCTCCTACTACAGGACTTGCTTCAGAAGTTGCTGTGCCAAGACCTACAAAAGCATTAGCACCTTGACCTAAACCACCTGAAATCACCTCATAAGCAGCACCAGCTGTTAATGAAACAGAAGCTCCATCAATTAATGCTTTAGCAGCAAGGATTTGAGCACCACCAGCAGCAGTACCCATACTAAAATCCAGGTCATCAGAACCACCACTATCAGAAGTTATTACGCTTTGAGGAGAAATTATAACACTTCTCAAAGTAGTTCCTGCAGGTTGAGCAACAGTACCATCTGAATTAGCTGCTGCAGTAGCAGTAATAGCTTTTGAAGTCTTAACTACAGTTTTTTCAAGAATAACATGATTACTTTTAATACTATCAATAAGTCCATCAGCTTTATTTTGTCCATACATTGGATTTGCCATAGTTTACCTCCTTACAGCCAGATAGCATGAGATTCAGGCATTGACCATTCCATCCCAGCTTCTGTTAAGATTAAGTCTACTCTTCTGTCGACCCCAGAGTTTTCAAGTGTTTGTACACCAACGTAGATTGAAGTATCTCTATCAAGACCATTTCCAACTAAAGGTCTATAAGCAACATTCTTCATATTAACACCAAGTATTTTAACATTTGTTCCATCTAAGTGGATATTTCTAGCAACATTCAAATCACCATAAGGTGTAGAGAAAGTACTAATATCAACGCCAAATACTTTTTTCTTACCAGTCATAGCTAAGTCAGCTCTAAATTGAGAAGAAACTTCAAGATTATTCTTAAAGTATCCACCTAATTTATGTAGCCAATTATATACAGCTGTATTTACGAAAAATACATTAGCATTTCCGTTGTTATATCTTGGGTCTAAGAAATTAGACATATCATCCAAGAAATCATCGGAAGTTTTAGTAGCTGTATCCAAACTAAATTGGTTACCATAACTTGTAATGAAATCAACAGCACCTTGTGTTGTATTATAAGTTGCACTTTGTGAACCAAACAATAAAGAAGCCTCAATATCCCATTTATGTTCAATTAGCTTTTCTTTCCAAATACGTGCCCACTCGTTACCTTCATATTTTAATGAAGTTGCGCGAGCTGTATTTGTCATAGCCATTGAAGTTTTCCAGATTTGAGTATTTCCATATTGAGTACTATATGGTTGGTCTTTCCATGTTTCGGGATAACCTTCACCTTCACCATGAGCAGAACCAACAACATAAGAACGATTAGCCTCTAGTTCACCTGAAATGCTTCTATCAGATACTTGCTCATCATCAGATGTAGCAGTTCCAACACCACCAGCAGAAGGTGTATCGTTATAGAATGATGCATATTCAGGAGCAGCACTATCAAACTTAACAATAGTTCCTGATAATTTAACACATTCTTTTGCTGAGCCACCACCAGCTACTTTTGATAAACTATCTACCACACTTTCTACTTTTAAAATGTGATATCCTGAAGTACCAGTTGATGTTGGTAGAGCTTTACCAGGTATTTTAACTAATTGACCAGGTAAAAAGAATGCTGGTCTTGTACCTGCGTCACCAACATCTATTTTAACACCTGCAGCATTGTTATTGTATATGTTTTGAATATTGCCTGATGATAGGTAATCTGTAGACATAAATACAGAAACTTGGTCACCTACAGCAGCTATAGCTCCAGATGAGTCATCTTTAACGATTTCTGAATTATTAAATGTTTCTACACCATTAGCTACATGCCCTATCACATAAGCATATCTTTTATGCCACGAATGCCTTTTTTCAGTAAATTTGAAAGTAGGGTCATTTGTGGGCTTTTTTCCAACTTTGTTTATGAAACGAAAAAATGGGTCTTGCGCAATTGCAAGTTCTGAAACTCTGTCACCAAACGCATACTTACGTCTTAAGTCACCAGTATTCGGATTATTCGTTGAATCACCAGCTCCTCTAGACAATACGCCTCCAGTGTCTAAGGCAGTTCCCGCACCCAATTCGCTCAATTGAACGTAATCATTTAAAGCCATTTCTAACTCCTTTTTGGGTTATATTAAATTAATAGAGTTAAAAAGCTATAATTATAAAATTAATCAGAACCTAATAACTCTTCTATATTTCCATCTGAATTAAGAAGTGTGTCAAATATTTCATCGCTAGGATTTTTAGAAACTTCTCCTGCGTTATTTGAAGCACCTTGGCTAGTAGGTATGTCTCTAACATTTTTCATTTGATTGAGCATATCTTGTTTAGTAGAATTAGCAACATTTTGTGCTGCTTGACCCTTGTTAATAATTAACCACATATCATCGAAATTCATGCCTTCATTTTGAAATTTACTCTGAGCTTTAGCAACAAAATCATTAAATTGCTCTTCAGATAAATTATTGTTTCGCATAAATTCAGCAGCTTGCTTATTTAAAGAATTTTTATATTCTTCCTCTGCATTCTGCCTTTCCATATTACTTAACATTTGGCCTGTTCTTTGTTGAACAATGTTATCTACCATACTATTAAAAACTTTTCTAGACTCTCCTTTTGAATTATTTATCATATCATCTGCATCAAATTCAAAGTTTTCATCTAGATTAAGTTGCTTTTTAATATCATCAGATACTTCTCCACCTTTTTCAAAATAGTTTCTGACATGATTTACTAAGCCATTATCTTTCTTCATTGCGTCTAACACAGGGACAAAAGGTTTCAACTCATTAAGTTGGGCTTTTAAATTCTGTGCTTCACGACTTGAATCGCTATACCTCTTCCTCATATTCTCTAATTCAGAGTTCTGCGAGATGTCAGCCTTTGCCTCTACATTGCCAGCGTCCCTTGTGGGAGTTACTGATGTTTTAGCCTCTGGCGAATCACCCTCTGCAACCATTCCATTAACAGAATCGTCCAGAGCCGAAAAGAAATCATCACTATTGGAGCCAACTACATTATCTTGAACTGTACTTGGGTTACCTTGTGTATCATCTTTCATATTATTTCTCCTTTATATTGCTTGTAATATATATTAATTATTATTTAATTGCAAATTCTTTTCAAATTCTTTTTGTTTATCATCACTTCTTTTGATTTTATATTTAGAATCTTGGTCCATTGCATTCCTTAAATTTCTCTGCATTGCCTTGGTTTCAAGTTCATCTTTATAAATAGAAGCTTTAGAATCTTGAACTTTTTTATTTACTTCAACATTACCTTGCATAATTTTATTTTTAATACCTGCTTGTACTAATTGTCTCTCTAATGTTTCAATAGTACCAGCTTGGTCTTTAATTTTTTCTTCTTGAGAAGATAGTTGATTTTGAAGTTGCGAATACAGAGATTTTCTTTGAACAATTTTATCTTTATTTTTAATATCTGTTTCAGCAAGTACTGCTATATCATCTACAACATTAAGTTGCATCAATTGTTTTAATTCTTCTAGATAAGCCCATCTATTTACAGGTAAAGTAGAACCAGCAACTATTTTAACATCAAATTTAGACGATTCATAATCTCTCCATTTACCTACAGCTTCACCAAAATCATTATATATTGGAACATTGATTTCAACTCTTTTATCTTCTTGTATTGCATTTGGTTGAACAATTCTAAATACTTTATGTGCGGTATATATAGCTTGAGAATATTGTTTAACTACTTCACCTACTTGTCGTAATCCTGGTTCAATGCAATGTTTTAACCAATATTTAATTCTTCTAGTTCCGTATTCATCCATTGCTAGCATACCTTTGTAAGGCATATCTTTACTTGCTCCAGTATCTCCCATTTGAGATGAAAATATACCAGCTAAATATTCCATATCTTGTTTGCCAGTTTGTGTCAAACTAAAAAATGCATTATTTAACTGAAAAGGTTGGACAGGAGTAGGGGGATTATATCCCTGTCTCATTGGAAGCAAAGCTCCAGGAGCACTTGAATATTTTTCCCAATAATCTGTATCTACACTACCTTCTTCGTACATCCACCTTAAAGAACTACCAAGAGATGCATTATGTATCATCAATTGGTGAGCTTTATTCATTTCCCGTTGTTTGCCTATTAAAGGGGATACAGCACTCATAGGAAATGGAGTACCTGTCCATTTATAATGAAACGGTATTATAGGATATTCAGTAATAGGTAACCATTTTTCATAAATAGTTTTATCTCCTATAACACAACATTGTTTAATCCTATTTTCATAAAATTTAATAGCATCTACTATTTTATTCTGCAAATCAGGATTTTTCATCATTATTTTAAATTCTTTTTCAGATATAATTTTATTTTCAACCTTAGAAGCTTCTTCTTGTAATCTATTTTCAATTTCAATAGCGAAAGATTGTAATTGTTGTTCCATCATTTCTTGTTCTTTTTGCAATTCAAGTTGCATTCTTTCTGGTAGCATTTCTCCTGCTTTAACAGCTGCTTCCATTTGAATTTTCTTTTCTTTCATAGATACAGCCATTTCTTGCTGCATTTTCTTAATTTGGATTTGAGCTTCTTGTTTTATTTTAGCTAAAGTTTTTGCATCTGGTGGTACTTGATAAAAAACATTCATATAAGCTATTTTCTCTTTTTCATACAATTCAAAAAATTCAATTAATTCATTATCTTTATCTGACCATAATGAATTATTATTAATCATTTCTTTATATCCAAAATCGTGTTGGTCTCCATCTATAGACTTTTCACTGTAATTTTCATATCTATTCTCATTAGAGGATGCTGCCATGATTGCTTTTTTGCTGTCAGGGAACAATTGAACTAGGTGTCCTTTGGGGAGTATTTTTCGGATTAGAATATAGGCAGCATCTCTAAATAATATATCTCTTGATTTATTGTCTACAAATACATCGAATGGTTCTGGTTGCTGTATAACTACTTCTCCCATTCCTCTATCTGCATCATGGTCTACTGTAACCATTAAATAACCTAATGATTTAGTTACAGCATCATTAACAGCATTTGAAAATAATGTATCGCCCTCAGAGTTGTGCCATATATAATCAGATATATCTGAAAATACAGAAGCAACATCACTATCACTACCTTCCGCTCCAACAGCTTGCCATCTAGGTGTTTTTGCTGTTGCATAAAAATTTAACATTTCTACTACAGGTATAATTCTATTTATAGTAAAGGTTGGCATTCCTTGTTCTTCAAGTAAAGTTTTTTCTTCTTGACTTAATTGATTATCATTAGCAAAATCAAAACCTTTTTGGTTAATATACTCCCACTGAACTCTATTATTAGTTTTAGAATATTCAAATATTTGCTTTACTTTTTCAGCTGTTTTATCTTTTCTTTTTGCCATTATATAACCTTTATTTTATTTGTATGGTTTCCAAAACTTATCTTTAGTTCCAATCATAGGCCAATCATCTGGAATTCTACCTTCACCTTTAGGAGTTCCTAAAACTTGAGCTATACCTTCATCTAATTGTTGTTTAATTAATCCAAGTTGAGTCATAGTTGCTTCTAAAGCACCAGGTAAAGGTTCAGCTTTTTGTTCTGGAGTTTGATGCAGTTTATGTCCTTCTGGATACTCAATATAACCAAGAGAATCTCTTTCTATTCCAGCATATTCGTCAACTCCTGGAAACTGATACTTTCTTTGTTGCTCTCTTTGACTTTGTTTTAATCTTTCTTTAATCCATTCCCACATAATATTCTCCTTAAGCTATGACCCAAGATTTGGCTTGAGGTCTATGTTTAAAAAATCTTTTATCTTTCTTTTCTTCATGAACACCTATAGGAGGATTAGCATATTTACATGCATAAGCCAATGCATCTATAGTATCATCATGTCCCATACGAGGACCAAAAGTTGTTATTTCATGCTCTAAATCATAATCATTTTTCCTTAAATGAATCTGACCTATAGCAAATCTTTGTGCAAGTATCTCTTGTATTCTATCTCTTTTACTCATTCTTGTTCCAGGTTTTTCTTCTTTAAATCGAACTGTAAAATCATTTCTCCTTCTAGTTTCAGCTCTTAAAGTTTGAAATATAGGTTTACTCATAGTAGTATCTTCTACTACGTATAAACTGGGATGATACATTTTTGAATACTCAAACATATAGTCTACTATCCCTTTATTTCTTTCTCCTGGAATTCCAAGTACTGGAATACCTCTTTTTCTTATATAGTCAATAATATAAATATTATTATCAGAATCAACTCCTATAATCATTATAACACTATAGTCTGCATCTCTTCTTTGACTATCTGTAGCTGGGTCTACCCCAGCAAAAATATTGACAGGTTTATGTTCTCCATCTATTACTATAAATGATATATCAGTTTCTTCATCATATTTATATTTACCCTCATGATACCTTATATGGTCTCTAGTAAATATAGAATCATCAGCAGACTGAACTTCCATCATATATTCTTGGTAAAATTTATATGGTTGACCTGAATCTGCGTAGAACTTCTTTTTACGCTCCATTTCTTTTTTACCGAACCAGCTATTCCATAGCATGGTCCCATCATCCATTATAGCTTTCTTAAGAACAACATCCCAAGAAAATTCTTCACCTTCCTTAACAGATTTCTCATAATTGACGATGAGATTATTAATGAAACTATCATAGTGAACAGGTGTACCATTAATTCTAAGCCTACCAGTAGCAGGTTCCAAAGCAGGGAACACAACAGCAGTAATAAGGTTCGAGTTTTTTGCTCGTGCTTCTGGGGTAATGGTATTATTCTCGTCCTCAAAGTCATCAAGTATTACCAAATCATATCTTTTATGCAGTTTTGCACCACCTCTAATACCTGAGATGTTTGATTTCGAAATAAGTTTACACCCATTTGTTGTCTCTACGTCTGTTTCTGTCCATTTTGTACCTTTTAAACTACCGAAATAATACAAAATTCTTTCATTAAATTCCAAATGATATTTAATATAATCCATATTACCAGTTGCAAGTTTAGCAGTTGCAGATACCCATCCATAAAATAGTGGTTCTTTTGTAAAACAAAAAGATTGCAGTATATCACATTTAGTAAGAACTGTTTTTCCATGCCCTCTAGGTAGTATAATAGCTACCTGTCTTTTATCTTTATTTGTAATATTATCGGCAATTTCATAATGAAACGGAGGAGTTTCAGACCTGAGGAAGTCATCTTGCAGGAATAATTTTCCGAAAGCAATTAAATCCTTTGAGGCTAATTGAAGTGCCTCCTCCTGTTTCGATAATTGTTTAGGTGAGTATTTATTAATATTTGCCACGTTTCCTTGTTTTCGGCTTAGTGGATTTTTTGGTTATTCTCTTTCCTGTTCTCTTAGCATACGCTTTAGCTGCAGCTTTACCCTTCTTTGAATAGCTGAACTTTTTTCCTCCTACTTTCGGCATTATACTTTCTCCTTCTTTGGTTCTAAGTCATCTAAAGTTATTATATCATCATAACTAATCATATTTTCCTCCTTTACATGTTTTTTATAACATTCTTCTATCTTAGGATTAGAATTTAATAATTTAATCCATTCCTCTAGTGGTATCTGTTCTGATAACCACATATCTAAATATTCCTTAGGTGTTACTTTATTTCCCATTAATTTTCTTAGGCCTTTCGGCAGCTTCAATCATATCATCTGTTAATCCTTGAAACTGAACTCCAGTAATCTGCTGAACCTTAGCTGAATTCTTATCTTCTAAGTCAAGTATATCAGATAGTTTAAATAGAGCTTTAAGTTTAGTATCATCTTTCTCAGCAGTTTGAGCTACTATTTTAATATTTTCTAATACCATTTTTTCACTTATTTCTAACTCTTCTAGTATAGGTTTTAATTCTTCTTTCACAGCAGTCTTAATCCTTTCTGTTTTAATTAAATTAACAGCTTTCATCCTAGCGTATCGTTTATTATTAGTAGGAAAAGCCTTAACATATGCATCCTCAGGGGATAAACCTTGTGATATATAAGTAACAAACAACTCCTCATTAGCTGTCATATTCCTTCTGTTAGCTACTACTTGTTCAGGAGTAGAATTACCTCCAAACGAGTATATATTAGTTCTTCTATCTGTATCCATATAAGTATCTTTTGAGACCGTAAAAGTACCAGTACATGTACCTATATAGGCCATATCTCCGTTCTTTCTAAGCATAGTACCTTTACGAAGTATCTGTATAATAGACTCATCATCTGCAAGTACCCAATCTCCTATATTGCCTTTTCTCCAGTCCTCTACGACTTTAATAGAAGGAGGTACTTCAGATAGAGTTTCATATACAATGTGATTAACTCTATTTACCTTGTAAGTTCTCACTAAGATTCTCCAACTTCATATAAGTCACCTAATAGCTTTATATCTTCATCATCCCAATAATCAGCCAAATAATCAAAGTTAGAATCTAGTGGGAGTGCTTCTCCAACTTCATCTATAACCTCAACTATATATTCAACTGTATCACTATCAGGATTGACAGCTATTTCAAGTGTATATATAAGAGTACCTTTCTTTAGTTTCTTACGTTCTTTTTTAAGTTTATCTGATTTAATCATGTAGTAATATAAGAAATGTGAATCAATTTCCCAAAAAAAATTGATGAACTCGTATCAAAAGGGCGTAGGTTCCCCCTGATAAAAAAAATTAATTTTAAATTTCACTTAAGCCAGTACTCTAAGACCCATACCTAAGCTTATATTAAAACAATTTGTGGAACTATCGGGGACAAACCTGAACTCTATTTGAGGGGCTACCCAACTTCTGAACCTCGAAGCAGAACCATTGCAGGGGTACTTAAAGGCTGATAAATTATAAATATTACAACTTGTTCCGCATCAAATTTACTGTAGCTTAATTTAAAAACCAAATAAAAAAGGTTAACTTTCAAAAATTTGTACAAAATAATATACACACCAATTATACTTTTAAGGCCACCCAATTTCCCTTTTTTTATATGGGAATTGCGTTATAATTCATTTCAATTAGGAATAGAAAGGACGACATATGTCAGATTACATCGCACTTAAACTTGAGAAGAGAGAGTGGACTTCCAAGACAACAGGTGCTTCAGGTTCCACTTATTGCTTCAACAACCAGAACAACTCTACTATTAATTTTGGTGGTCATAGCGTATCATTGAGCATACTTGACGGTACTACTCAACAAGCCAAAGAGCCAAAAGTATTTGGTTGGGTTAATGAGATGACTGATGCACAGTATGAGGCATTTATAGAAGAATATGGTGACACAGTATATATTCATACACCAACAAAAGAAATGATTACTCAACAAGAGTATGATGAACTTGGAGTTGAAGAAACTGTACAACCAACAGCATCATTTTAGTTAGATGAGCCATACATTGTCATAGGTAGCAGGTGATAGAGTTACCGTTATGTATCATCTTTGAGGGTTTAGATAGTGTATTTCCACGCTATCTATTCCCTCGCATACTCTACTATATATATAAATAAACAGCCCCTAAACAAGGGCATATTTAAAAGAATTAGATGTAAACAATTATGTGGTGGTATCGCATCGCATATAAAACACAAGGATAAGTGTAGTAATACATAAAAGTAGCAACATGTTACAGTGTTGTAGCGCCTGTAAAGGTCCAGAGATACAAGCCTTGTTCGTTAATGTCTCAAACTCAGTGCCTAACGGTGAGAGTGACAGATGTTAGTACCCAAGATGGTAATTGGGTTGAGTGTGGTGACACACAATAGATTAAAAGGTAGGAGTTTAAGCTGAACTATGGTGGTAAGGCTGTTCTCCATTGTTAAGGTTGTATGTCTCGAGTGATTGAGATGTATATAATTATGCCTGAAACAAATTGTTTGATGATACCAGTCATTAAATAAAGGTATTGAGTGTAGTATTTATTGTCCCAAAAGGATAGTAAGCTACTTGTTAAGCACTCGAACCAACTTGCCCGTTAATTAACTTAACTAAATAGCCTAATCGGCTAACAATTAAATGAATAACGATAAAAAACGTAAAAGACTTAACACGATTAGGAGCATAGGGCTCTAATACCTCACACATTGTGAATGAGGTGCATCAAAGACCACAAGTCGGAGATGTTTTGTGATGAAAGACACTAGTAGTGGGTCGCTCCTGCTATCTGCGTTTATTAGTCGCTGAAATAACCTAATCGATAAGAGTGATAGTCTATAACTATTGAGCCTGTTGTGATACTAGTGTGCAAACATTAGTGGATACGAGACAAACCCTCGGGAACTTAACTCAAAAGACACAACATTAAAGAGTATAATCTCAACTCTCAAATTTATTTAAAAGGAGGGAATGCAATGTCAGATAAATGTATCATTTGTGATGTAGATGGCACTGTAGCACTAATGAATGGTAAAAGAACACCATTTGAATGGGATAAAGTGATGTTAGATGACCCTAATAATTGGGTTATATCATTAATAAGAGGATATTTATCATCAAATCCTGGTGTTAACCTGATATTCTTGTCAGGTAGAAGCGAAGAATGTTATGGACTAACAGATAAATGGCTTCAAGATTGGTTTGGAGATATTAAATATTCATTATTTATGAGACCACTAGACCAATTGTATGAACCAGATGCTAAAATTAAGTATGAATTGTATTATAAACATATCAGACCTAATTATAATGTACAATTTGTAGTCGATGACAGAAAACAAGTAGTTGAGATGTGGCGAAGAGTAGCAGGTCTACCAGTTGCTCAAGTTGCAGAAGGTAACTTTTAACTAACACGAGGTGAAGATGATTAAATTCTTCAATAAAGACCCATTACATTTAATATCAATATATTTAAATATAGTACTAAATATGTTGTTAATAACAGGTATCATATGTTTATTTAAATGGTGTTGGTCTCTCGTGCTATAAATATTGTCTAATGACAATGTTGTGGCTCGTAAGACAGAAAGGCTCGTTCTTAATTGAGTGGGCCTTTCAAACATAAGGAGGAATATGAAATTAAAAAGAAAATTTGAATCATTAATCACTATTCACGGTGAGATATTAAACAGCAATTGCCCTGAATGTGATGGAGAAGGTGTATTTTTAGATGATTATACTAATGCAAGTGGTGGTGAAATGATACCAAGACTATGTGGATATTGTGATGGTGATGGTGTTATTACTGAAGATAAGGTTGATGCTGTAAATTATGATAAAGAAGGACAACCTCATATAATTTATAAAAATAAATAAAAGGAGTACGAGCTATGGGTATGGATATAAGTGGTAAAAATCCTGTAAGTAAAACAGGTGATTATTTTAGAAATAATTGTTGGTGGTGGAGACCATTATGGAGTTATTGCTATCATGTAGCACCTGATTTAATAGATGAAGATACATATGTAGGTGGTGGCTATAATGATGGGTGTGGATTAGATGCAAAAGGCGCTGCCAAATTAGCTGTCATATTAGAGACTAAAATAGCAGAAGGACATACTAAAATATGGAAAAAAGAAAGAGATTTATATCTTGATTCTTTAGAAGATGAGAATTGTGGTGTATGTAATAATAACAATAGAGGGCATAAGAAAAAGAAAGATTGCTTTGCTTGTAAAGGTAAAGGAACAAGAGATGCCTGGGAGAAATCTTATCCATTTGATGTAGAGAATGTAGAGAATTTTGCTAAATTTCTTATAGATAGTGGTGGATTTGAAATATGGTAAAGTAATTATAGCGGAGGAGTGAAACGGTTCACGCTTGGCTCATAACCAAGAAATATTGGGTTCGACTCCCATCTCCGCAACAAAATTGAGTATGATTAGCGTCATACAAAATAGTTGTCAGGTGGACAAAATACTCACGACTGTTAAACATTGGTAGTCCTAGGATGCCATAGAGTACATCTCACGTATTGCCACAACTCCTGAAACAGGATGAACTAACTACCTAGACGATTTATCGACTAAACTGTTAGCAGTCTTTAAGCACAGATATGTGTAAACCGCAGTTGATTCCTTCTTAGACTGGCTGTGGACTAGAATTATATAATTGAGAGTCAAGATATAAGCCTTGTTCAATATTACGAGATTAGTATATTGATGAAAAATGGTGTAGTGTACTTAATTGCCCACCTGTAATGATGAAGTTGGGTCATGACCTGAATGCCAGTTGAGCATAGTATTTTCAACTCTGGTCATCAGATAAAGACTGGCAGCCATGCAATAAAACTAGACACGAGTGGCGGTCTAGCACGACTCTCATATTATTGAGAGCCAATAACTGGTCCTCCTCAAGAGCCACCTCCAACAAAGCTGAGGTGAGAGGGTAAATAAGTCCTTATGAAGTACCTGAAAATGAACTGGTGAAGAAGGCAAAGGAATATGTGAGGCTCTCATACATTTGAGGGAGAGTATATATCGTAAGAATATACAACAATGTTAATAAGACCCAAGTTCACAGATATTATTAGCTTTGTGTTTCACTCCCTCAATAAACTTATAAACCGAGGGATAGGAGGGAGATATACCAGGTACAGAGGAAGCGCTACTTAGTAGCAAACCAGAAGTCGCTGTATATCGAGGAAAAAGTGTAGGTTTATATAAATTAGTTTGAGGGAGAGTAACGTGGATAGAGAGAACTTAGGTTCTGTGAGGGGAGGGTGCAAATCCTTCGTGTAAAACTAATAAAATTGTATACAACAGATAAAGCAGGTGAGCTTGGATAGCACTCATCGCGTTGAGGAGGGTTCGATTCCTTTAACCTGCTTTATTGATTAAAGAATTACAGGTAGTTGCCGTAATGAATCTAGAGTCCTGTAATAACAGAGATAGTTTAGAAATAAACTGTAATGTCAATGAGGGTAGGTAGTCGGATACTTACCCTCAAAATTTAAAAGGAGAGTCACATGATAAAGTTAAAAGATGTATTAGATTTTATCTTAGCAACTAAAGACAACGAAGTTCTTGTTGAAATAAATGATGCTGTTAAAGATAAATTTAAAACTAACTCCAGTTATCTTAAATGTAAGCTAATGCCTGGTGATAAAGTTAGAATAAATGGTAGTGGTAAAATAGAAAAAGGCACTATTATTAAAGTTAATAGAACAAGAGCTTTAGTTAAATGCTGGAATGAAGAAAAACAATGGAATGTAAGATATAGCGTTCCATTTACAATGATAACAAGGGAGGCAAATGGCAAAGAAATATAATTTATTGAACCCAGAAGAAAGAACTGCTTACTGGACTGAGTTTGTTAAAAAGAGATTAATAGGTAAGACTATTGTAGATGTAGAATATTTAACTAATAGTGAATGTAAAGATTTAGACTGGTATTGTAGACCAGTAGCATTCAAATTAAATGATGGTTCTTGGGTATATTCTCAAAAAGATGATGAAGGTAATGATGGTGGTGCTTTATACTATCATCAAGAAGATGATTGTACAGTATTTCCTGTATTGGGAAGAGAGGATGGATAATGGTTACAGAAAATCAAATAAAAGACCAAATAGAAATAGCTATAACCAAAGCAGAACAAATGGAATATTGGGACGGAGAGCCTGATTTACAATATAATGATGGTTATATAAGAGCTTTGAGATGGGTTATAGGTAAAGCTTATTCACTTTATAATAAGGAGGATATATAATGATAAATGAAGAACAATGGAATGAATATAGAGACGTACAAGATAGTGGTATGTTTAACATGTTCAGCCCAAGAGCAAGAGAAATGACATCTTTAACAAAAGATGAATGGATATATATCCTTAAAAATTATAATAAACTAAAAAAACAATATGAAGGAGACGAGTCGTGAAATCATTATCAAAGCAACAACGTGATTACTTTATTGATAGAATAAGAGGTGAAATAAATAAAGAAATATCAATACTAGAGCAAATACATGCAACTGGTATAGAAACAGTAGCTAATAAACAATACAAGTCTTATTTAAAAGAGACTGGCTTAGGTAAAATCTTTAAAGAATATGAAGCAGCTGAAACTAAATGGAATAAAGTAAGAGATAGAATGCAGACTATATGCAAAGCATTACATGAGAAGACTGAATATCCAGGTAAAGATAGTTATTTTCATGCACCATATGATAGTCAAGGTGTTGAAAAGTTCTTAAGAGAGATATGCAATGCATTAGCAAGAGATAATTTCATTAATACTCCTAAAGGTAAAAGATTAAAAGAGCTGGAAGATAAAAGAACAGCTGCAATCGATACTGTTATGGGTATGACTGAAACTGAACCTCTTGTTCAAGCTCTTAATAAAATCTTTAAAGGCACTAATGTTCCTTTATTAGGAGGTAGCAATGGCCAAAAGTAAAATAAATACTTGGGTAAGTTATCTTTGGAGAATGAATAAAGATGAAAGCGATGAAGTATTGTGCGAAATAAGAAACTTTTTATTTCAATTTAGAAACAATGCTCAAAAAGAATATTCATTAATTAAGGAGGATTCTAATGGCAAAGAAGATGAGTAAACAAGAGAAAGTCTTAATGTATCTTCAAACTTATGGAAGTATTACTCCTCAGGATGCTTATGAGCTCTTTCAATCCATGCGATTGGGAGCTCTAATCCATAACTTGAGACATAACGAGCCTTATTATAATATAACATCTAAGTTAGAAGGTAAAGCTGGTTATGCAAGATACACACTTGAAGATGGAGTATATAAGGATTATGATTCGGATAATTCATAATTTTAACGTAAATTACAAGGCTGTCAAATAAAGGAGAATAAATGAAAACATTACTCATTGACCTTGAGAATGGATATAAATCTATCGGCGGTAAAGACACAATAGAAGAGAAATTTGGGTTACCATTATTAAACTTCAATGACTTTACATCCTTTAGGAATTTTATAAGCCAGCTCTGGTCTCGTAAAATGATTGAAAAAGATGTTAAAGTAGGTAATATATCTATTCCACAGAAATCATACCAGATAACAGCAAAAGATGGTGTTGAGGTGGATTGTATGGTTATAGATACAGGTAGTGAAATGGCTAAGAAATATGCTAGAGAGTTAAAAGGTAAAGCTGAATCTTTACAACTTAAACAATGGGGTAAGCTTAAAGATACTCTTGATAATTTCTTTTCATTTACTAACGCTATACCTGCTAGTTTAATAGTAAATTGCCATTCTAAAATGCAAGAAGACCATGAGAATGGTGTAGTTAGAGTTATGCCTTATATCGAAGGTTCTACTAAAGTAGATGTCGGTAAATGGTTTGATTTTGTCTTTTATACAAAAGTTCATAAAAGTAAAGATGGCTCACGTAAATATATGTGGGTAACAGCTAGAGATGAACATTTTTGTCACGCTAAAGACAGAACACAGTTATTAGATACTGAAATACCTCAAGATTATGAGATAGTATTTAATGCTGTAAAGGAAAAAGGATGGGATACTGCTAAGGTTCTTATAATAGGAGAACCAGGTAGTGGTAAAACATTGAGTTTGAAAACATTAACAAAAGTCAAGTAAAGGAGAATAAATGGCTATAACAGTAACTAAGTCAAGTGGTGGATATGATGAAGGTTGGAAAACTGTAACTATATCTAGCGCTGTAAAGGGTGATTTTAGTGGTTCTAAATATATAGACCTTTTCTTTGAAACTTATCCAGAAACTCTTAAATGTAGAATCTGGGAAGCTAGAAATAAAGATGGAGAGGAATTTTCTGTATCAAATATGGTAAGATATTCTAATCCAACTGTATTGGAAGAAATGGACAAAGATGGAACAACAGCTGCAAGTCTTGATGATTCGCCAACAGGTTTAAAAGGCAAATCTCTTCAAGTGTTATTCTATAAAAAGGATAATGGATATTCTGATATATCTCAAAAAGTAGCTCCAGCTGAACCATTTCAAAACATAGTAGATAATTTTACCGAAGATAGAATATCTAGGATAAAACAATCTGCAGAGAAATATCAAGCTAACAGAAAGGTAGTATCTAATGGCGTAGAAACAACTGATTCAACATCAGATTCTACTAATGATATGCCTTGGTAATAATAATTAAAGTAAAGGTAGTAGCTAACTTATACTGCTTTAAATGAGAGAACAAGAACTCAGCCTTTACTCTAATAAGGAGAAATAATATGGTAAGAGAATTTGCATTCGGACTATCAAATAGGCATCACTTTTTTCCTAGCGATAATTCAGTAAAATGGGAAAATGTTGCTAAAGATACATTTCTATCCTTATATGGCTATGATGAAACAGTAAAAGAATACTTCGATAAAAACAAAACACTATCAGGCTTTGATGGCAATATATATATGCCTAAAGAGTTTATGTTAGATGTGGACGGTTCTGAAATAAAAGAAGCTCAAGATAAAACTATTAAATTAGTTAGCATCTTAGATGATTTAAAAGTACCTTGCAATATTTATTTTAGTGGTAGAGGATTTCATATTGGAATACCAGATACTGCTTTTAAATGGAGACCAGGTAAGAATTTACATCTTAGAGTTAAAGATGAGCTTGATAAAAGAGGAGTATACGAATACGCTGATGTTTCAGTAACTGATAAAACTAGAATAATTAGATTAAATAATACTTTAAATTGTAAATCTAGATTATGGAAGATTTATATAAAGAAAGAAGAGTTATATAATCTAAATGCTTTAGGGATATCAGCCTTAGCAAACAAACCAAGAATGATAAATATACCTCAATTACAATGTGAGCCAGTATTTGATGTAACTGAAAGGGAGATTAAAAAGCAAACTATCAAGTTTAAAGAAACTATAGGTAGTGAGCCAGACCCTATGTTATATCCATGCATACAAACAATGTTAGGTGGTTCTTCTTATGGAGGGAGACATGCAACAGCATTACGTTTAGGTGCTTGGCTTAGATGGAGGTATCCAGAGAATGTAGTAAGATTAATCATGGAAGACTGGCGTAAAAGGGTAAGTACTTTAGAACATCCTTTTAAAGAAGATGAAATGAATAGACTTATTACTGATTGTTATAAAGGTCATGGAGGTAGTGGATATAGATATGGCTGCAATGATAAAATAATGGATAAACATTGTAATTCTACGTGTACTTTATTTAAAGCGAAAAAATCTCAAGGTGTCATGAGTGCTGAAGATATGGAAGAAAATTTAATAAGTTTTCTAAAAGGAGATACTAAACCTATAAATCTAGGTAGATTATATGGTAAAGACTTTCCTATATATCCTGGCGAATTAGTAGTAATCCAAGCTCCACCTAAATCTATGAAAACTATGTTAGTTCAAAACTGGGTTAATTCCCTTAAAAGACCTACATACTTTCTTGAAATGGAAATGTCTGCAAGACAAATGTGGCAAAGATTCATTCAAATAGAAGAAGGATGGAGTGAGGAGCAACTAAGAGAGCACTATGCTAATACTAATTATAAACTAGCTAATAAATTTAAATGGTTAAACATGGATTATCAACCTTGTTTTGCTATTGAATTAGAAAAGCGGTTAAGTATATTGCCAGTTAAACCAGAAATTGTAGTTATAGACCATATGGGATTATTACTCTCTAAACATAGAGACCTTAATCTTAAAATGGAAGAAATATCTGGAGCATTAACTGAAGCTGCAATAAAGAATAATATAGTAGTTATAGCAATATGTGAGATTACTAAGCAAGCAATGACTGAAGGTATGGGAATATCTTCTGTAAGAGGTTCATTTAGAATCGCTTACAATGCAAGTAAAATAATGTCTCTAACAACAGCTAAAGATACTGAAGGTAATGTTAATACTATGGTAATAAAGACTGAAGCTAATAGAGAAAGAGGTTCACTTGATGTATTGCTTAAAGTAAATGGTTTAAGGATAGATACTAAAGGAGGTGAATATGCCTAAAAGAAGTCTAAACCAAATAAGTAGTGATATTATGTTAGTACAAAATAGTTTCGAGCTAACCGAGCAAGAAATAGACGAGCAACTAGATATACTACATACTGAACTACATGAAAAAGAAAATGGAGTTTACTGGTTTTATAGGAATCTCGATAGTAAAATTGATTTAGCTAAAGAGTATAAAGAAAAAGCAGATGCAGTAATTAAAAAGCTTAAATATACTCAAGAAAAACTAAAGAAATTAGTATTAGAAGCTTATTCAGCTAGTAGTCAACTCCCATCTCATGATGAGTTCAATCCTATTAAGATAATAGAAATGGGTAAAGTAGAGATAATAGATGAATCTAAAATACCAGATGAATATTATATTGAGAAGATTGAGACCAGATTAGATAAACGTAGAATACTTGAGGAATTAAAAGAAGGAGTAGAGATTCCTGGAGTAACATTAAGGAAAAACAAACATGTCAGGGGGTTAAAATGATAAATCCTTATGGAGAAATAAGAAAAGTACCTTTAGATTATCAAGGTATTACATCTTCAGCTTATGCAGTACAAAGACAAGAGCTAAAAGATGAGAAACTTATGTGGAAAGAATGTGGAGTAGTTGGTAGTAACTATCTTCTTGTTCCTAACACAGAGGTAAGGGACCTTGCAAATGAAATAGCATCAGAATCTAACCATGAATGGGAGCCTATGAAAACTTTCTTTGATGGTAAAAGATTTATTTATTTCATGCAATCTAAGTCAGAGACTACTCAAATAAAAGAGGGTGATGATGTTGCTCTTGGTATGGGTTTCTGGAATAGTTATGACGGTTCTACAGCGTTACAATTTAGAACGTTTCTTGTAAGATTATTATGTACTAATGGTATGATAACTAAAGACTTCATGAATTTAATGAGGTTTAAACATAATAATAAATCAGAAGGTTACGAGGACCAGATAATAAACGCTGCTAAAGTAGTTGACAACTGTGGAGAGGATATTGAAACAGTTGCACAAAGGATGAGGAAAATGGTAGAAACTCCACTTAATTTAAATGAACTAGCTTATATGAGAAATCATGACTTAGCTCATTTACCTGTTACATTATGGGGTAAGATTAGTACACACTTTATGAATAAAGACCGTGAGAAAATCTTAAATAATGATGTAAGTATGTGGGATTTCTACAACGCATGTACGGATGTACTATGGCACGATGAGAAACCTACTATGGCCTCATTTGAGCATAATCAGATAATAACTGATAACTTGCTTCAAGCTATGGCTTAGGAGGAACGCACCAAAAGGAGAGGGGGTACTCGTCCTACCTCCTCTCTTTAACTTAAAAGGAGATAATATGGCAAAAAAGAAAAAAAGTGAAATAGAAGAAATATATGAGGAATTAGATGAACATGCAGAAGCGTTAGAGATGTTCGCTGGTGATATTAATAAAATAGTACCTAAATTAGAAGCAATTGATGCTGCTATGAAAAGAATAATGAAAAGATTGGGGATGAGTTAATGAAAAAACCAACTATAAAAGAACTTAAAACAGAGATAGATAAAGAAAGAGAAAGACTTGATTTAACAGTAAGGCAACTTAATTTTAGCACAAGAATGTTAGATAGTATAGGTATTGCTTTTAGTAATTATGTTAAGTATAAAGGTGATGAGCAGAACTTTAAAGATTATTTGGAAAATAATAAAAACTTACATAAATTAAACAAGGAAGAGGATGAAGACAGAAAAAAAGGACATCTTGAAGGAATTAATACTGTATCAGATAAGGAAGTACGGGAAGAAAGCTCTGGAAAAGAATAATATTGATTGGAGAAAATATGTTCAAGAAATGTCCTAAATGTGGGTGGAGTATGCCTAAATATCTTGAAAACATAAGTTCACCTTATACTAAATATGAAATAGCATGGGCTTATACACCCACTGAAAATAAAGATAAATGGCATGCTTTAAAAAAAGCAAGAATACGTGCAGAAATAGAGAAAAGGAGACTCGATGAATTGGAAATTTTGGAAAAAGAAACCAAAGCAACCAAAGGAATTAAAACCTTTTAAAAAGAAAGATACTGTAGACATGAAATTAGCCAAGATTGTTGAAGAACAGAATCGGTTAAATATGAGAATGGATGGTATAGATAATGTTTTTAAAAGAATAAGAAACCGAATAGGAATATAATGAGTAATGTAAATGCACTTATAGAAAGAGCTGAAAATCTAGTTGAATTCGCAAGACATTCTAATGATAATGAGCTTGACATTGTAGTTAAAGAGATTGTAAATTTCGTACAAGAACAAAGATTAGAAATGCTGTCTGAAGTTCTACAATTAATTAAACAAAGAGGTCAATGTGAAGCCATCGTCAAGGAAAGGCAAGGGGAGGAGACTTCAAAACTTTCTAAAGGAAGAACTCTATAAATATTTCCCTTCATTAAGAGAAGGTGATATAAAAACTGCTGTGATGGGAGAGTCTGGTGAAGACATCATTCTCTCTCCAGCAGCCAGAGATTTAATACCATTTAGTTTTGAATGTAAGAATCAAGAAAGACTAAATATATGGGAATCTCTAACTCAAGCCGAAGAAAATTCAAACAATTACACACCAGCTGTAGTATTTAAAAGAAATCGAACTAAAACATATATAACTCTTGAATTAGAAGAGTTTCTTAAAATTATAGGAGAGCTAAATGAATAGAGAAAAAAGAATGGCAAAAGAATTTGAAAACAGTATTATTAAATGCGCTATTATTGATTTTTTAATAGAAGAAATAATGCTAAAGGGTAGTTATGAAAAGCTTTCTTATTGGGATAAAACTGCTGTATCGAAATTAGTTGGTAAAAAACTTTATTTATTTGGAAGAGTTACTGCTTAATCTTCATCAATCAAACTCTGTAAAGCATCCTTAGATAAACCATGAGTTGTTGCACTTGGGAAAACTGGTCTTGCAATATCCATAAAACTATTAGCTGCTAACTCACCTCTTTCTAAAGCAATATGGAATATTAATAATAACCAATCCATTGTCCATGTTACTCCATATCCAAATGGTGCATTCATAACAAATTTTCTCATAAATCTTGATGTTTCTTCCCACTCATCATCATCGTCATCAAAACCTGCTGCTGCTTGGATAGCAAATACTAAAATACTCGCTAATCCTTGAGCATACATTGAAGGTAACCCTCTAATCATACCACCTAAACCTACTGCTCTAGCTGTATTTTTTATAACACTTAACATAGCTAGATTACCTAAAGGACCCCATATTACTAAATCCATTAACGCTGCTGTTAAAACTCCAGTTGTCAGAAACTTATACATTTGAGCTACTTCTTTTTGAGCTATATTCATCTTATTATAATTATGTAAACTCCAATAAGAATACTTGCCAGGAACTGCTCCTTTTTTAATTATTTTAGTAACTGCTTTGGCCCAAGGAAAGAATCCAGTTTTATGCAAATCAACAAGTCCCATTTGAGTTATAGCGGCGTTTTTTGTAACTCTCCAATCACGACCATTCTTTTGAAATCCCCAATAATTAAATTTTTGTAACCATTTACCTAAACTTCCATAACCTGCAGCTCCCATATCAGTGCTAGATAAACCCATATTTGAATACTTAGATATTTTCCTGCCTATTTCCATAGCTTTAGATAGCTCTTCACCTTCTAATTCCCACATATGAACGCTACTATCTATATATCCTAATCTTTGAGCTTGTAGTACACCTACTATAAATGATATACTTCTAATCCAAGATTCACCTGCAGACATAGTTAAATTAGCTGATTTATATATCTCACCCTTAGCTTTCCACCAAACAGATAATCCCTTATATATATTAGCAGGAGTTTTATATTTCCAATTAAACATAGAAGCGAAATGATTAATCTCATATTCCTTAGTTAGTGCATATTCAACCCAAGTATTTAAAATTGCATCTAATTTTTTACTTATAATATTTTGTTTTCTTATTTTAATATCATCTTTAGCTAATATTTTATTAACTTCTAGATTATAAGCTGGTGAGTTTTTCATTATATCTTTAACAAGAGCTCTAAATTCTAATAAAGATAGTGTATTAACCATATCTTCTTTAGATACACCTTCTGTAGCTAGTTTAACTTTCTTCATTTGAGCAATTAATGCACTTTTACTCATATTGGAAAACATTTCTTTTGTAGCTGGATGATTTAACATAGCAGCATATATCTTCTCAACACTATGATTATCCATATTAAATCCAACTTTATCATTAACAAGAGATTTGCTAAAGAAATCTTGGAAAGCAGCAACTCCAGATTTAGCTATAAACATAGCAACTTCTTCAGGATGTTGATTCATGTATTCCTGAGCATCTTGAACAGCATTAAAATTCCAATCTTGAACTGTTTGCATAATAGCTACTTTATTGATTATAGCTGTGCTCATTCCTCCTAAAAATGTAGCACTAAGTACTTTATTAATTCTATTAGATATTCTTTGTATATTATGAACATCCATTCCTAAGGCATTGGCTATTTTTTGGTCAGATATACCTAAAGGACCTTCAACAGTAGGTGAATTAAATGGTACTTTATAGTAATTTATTATACCTTTTTGAACAGATTCACTTTTAGTAAGCAATAAAGCTTCTAGCATTTCAGCTGTTAGTTTATTCCTATTAATGGCAGCAAATGTTTCATTTAAATGTTCATAATAAACAGCTTTATCTACATTAAGATTACGTATATCAAATGCATTAGTAACTCTCTTTAAATGTTTATGATGCCTAACAAATGGCATTTCCTCGCCTCTTACCATATCTTCTGGGTATATACCATCTTTCATTTCACTTATATTTCTAGCTCTTTTTAACTGGCTTTGTGTGATACTTAATTTTTCATTTACATATTCAAGTTCATTTCTAGGAGATTCAAATTTCGCACTAGAATAAGGTAAATTATTTTCTATAACTTTTATTATTTGGTTTCTTCTTTTTTTCCAGCCTGCTTCTTCTTTCTCTAATCCATCTATATAACTATCCCACATAAGTTTAAAGGTTTGATTGGGATACCTTATTGGAAAGTGATTTCTTCTATATTCAGATTCATTTGCTTGATTTCTAAACATTTCAACTTTAGCAATATTGCCAAAAGTTTCTTTAAAAGTATTATATTTTTCCATATAAGATGTTTTATGCTTATCGTCTAAATATTTTATTCTATCTAATATTTTCTTCCTATCTTTAATTTTCCATTCTTCAAAAAATAAAGTAAAAACCTCACCTTCACTTAAATCAGGAAAATGTTTTCTTAATGCTGATTTCATTGCATCAACAGATTCTAAAAACTCTTTTCTTGAATGTTTATATAAAGCATCTTCAATTTTTCTCGCTTCCTTAGTCATACTTAAGAATGATTTTATTTGAGTTTTAGTAAAAGGTATATTAAAAGAACCGTTTCTAAAATCTTTCAAATCTACTGGGTCACTAAATGCAAATATAGGCTTTTTAGTTCCTTCATAAAACTCACCTGTTGTACCCCAGTTTTTATTTGCTTTAAATTGGGTACCATCAAATTCAATTTCACCTATCATGTATCTTATAAAGAACTCTATCATTTTTTGCTTTTTAGTTAGCATTTCTCCCTTAGGTAGTTTCCATTTTTTTATATTAAGAACCATATCTTCTAAATCTTTAAAAATATCAGACATACCTTTAAATTCAACTTTAACAGATTTACCTTTTATTCTTTTAGTAACTGTTCTTTTATACATGAAATTACCAATATCATTTTCTACAGATTCATAGTATTTATCCATTTGTTGAGAAAACTTAAAATATGCTCCACTTCTTTCTTTTTTACCTAATTCTTTTGGAGTAGTCCATCTAACCATAAATTTACCAAAAGCTCCTTTAGCAAATGTATTCTCATCAACAAAATCTTCTTTAGCAGTAGCCCAATTCCATGCTTTTCTATATATAACTTTCAAGGTTCCTACAGGTTGTACTCTTAAAATTTGTTTTAATTGTTCTTCTTTACTTAATTTATCGAAATCTTTTTTCTCTAAACCACCTTTACCAAATAAAGATGACTCTATAGATTCACTGCTAGGGGCCCATGGAAGAGCGCTTTTTCCCTTTTTACCAGAAGGCATGTGTCTCCATAACTCTTCTTGTACCATATCTTTCATTAATGGATTAGCAATAAATAGAGTAGCTATTTTAAATGCAAGTAAATATCTTTCACCTTGAGTACCATATTGTTGGTTAATAAAATCTTCTATCTCATTCTCTGGAATAACATCATATAAAAGCTCTTTTATAGCTTCTTCACTAGCGGTTTTAAAATGCTCATCTACTTGCTGAACAAGTTCTTTCATGCCTATTACATCAGCTTCTGTTATAATAGCATCTTGTATAGCCTGTTCAATAACATCTAAATCATTATGACCATCTTTTACTATTTGACAATTACTTTTAGCCACAAACTTCCTCTATATGTTTTTCAATCATTAAATCACCCACTCTATTAAATCTTTTTTCCATGTTCCTATTATTAGCAACTTCTTTATTATACAGCTCAGCAAATTTACTCAATATTTTAGCATCTAACAATTGCTTTTCTGATTTAGACCTACTAGCTGGAGGTATATGAGTTCTTGTTTTAGTACCATCCCATCCTTCAAGGAAATGATATGTAGCAGCTACTTGAGCTACCCTTGATAATGCTTTAAAATCTTTATCAAAATTTGTTTTCCAAACTACAATTGGTTCATTTCTTTCCATAAAAGTAGGACTATCTGCTGATTTATCATTTGCATCTATAATACCTTTAAATCTACCCAACATATTTCTAGCATATAATTCACCTTTATCCCACTCAGATTTAGCCCAAGCACTCTTTTTACCCTGAACTAATCCTGATTTAGTATCCTCTAAAAATGCATCTCTTAAATATTGCTGCGCTATAGAAGGTAATAGGAAGTATTCAACTGCTCTATCATGTGCATTTCTGTGTACATTATAATGCAATTTAATAGGACTACCATCAGAACCTATAATATTATATTTATTTTGCCATATTTCATACTCTACATAAGGAGCAATAGCTATCTCTTCTATAGGAGTTAGTATGTTTGATTTAAAAGATACTCTTATATCTGGAGCAATACCTTTTATATAAGACTCTCTGTCTCTGGTATACTGATAGTAAGTAGAACTCTCATCTATTGTATCACTTAATCTTAACTTACCTTCTTCAAAATCAAATCCACTTCTAACTTTATTAGGAGTTTTCAAAAATTTCAAGTATGGTTTAAGCTTTTTAAATGCTGTTGCTGAGATAGTTTGACCTGCTTGAGGATGACCTTCTCCATATTTAAATAATGAACGAGATAAACCATCATATGTATAGTTCCATTGTTGCAATAACATGTATTTAGCATTATCTACAGCAGCCTGAAGATATATCCTGAGTATTTTAGATACCGTAAATGTTGGTATTTTACCATCTATTTTACCTACATTAAATTTAACCTTTTCATCTGGTTGCTTTAATTCAACTCTACCTACACCTGTTACGTTTATATGGTCAATTGTATTGACAAGTAATCCATATATAGATTGTATATTAACTATTTCACCTTGTTTATTATAGGTCATAGCTTCCATTAGCCTAAACCTATCATCAGCCTTAGATAAATCTAATTGCCCTAATTTAGAATCAAATTCATTTAAATTAATACCACCTACCTCAAGTTCTTTAAAGAATTCAATAAAAGTATCTTCTATCTCTGATACAAATTTACCATCTGTATACTCATAAGGTAGCATTTCAAGTGATACCCAATCTCCATCATAATCTCCTTCAAGTCTTGCAAATACATCATAAGGACTAAGCTCTATTAATCCACCTCTATTAAATAATCTTTTAATTCTAATTATCATAGCTCCACCAGCATGTGGTATAGGAGACCTAGCCATAAACATATTTACTGGATTTTCTGCAAGCCATTCATTTATTTCAGAAACATCTGTATCCTCAGCAACTTTCAAAGATATATTTTTAGCTGTTGCAAACTTAAGTAACACTTGTTCTGCATTAGATTTCGAAAGCGCTGCTTCCCCTCTTTTTAAATCTCCTCTTAAATTAGGAGCTAAGTCAGCTTTAGTTCCTGGTTGTCTTTTAATCTTTAAGGTAGGAGTCATTTCTTTTGTTTGATATAAAACATTTAACATTGGTTCTAAATGCCATACAAAACCAAGTTTATTTAATTCTACTAGAGTATTTCTAAATCCTATTTCATCATTTATATCTATTTTCTCAATTATATCAGATACTCTTTTAGATGCTGATTTAACAGTGGTGTCAGAGAAATCTCTATATATACCAGCTATTTGAGCCTTAACATTAGATAGTATGTGATTTTTAAATGCACTTATTACTCTGGAGTCTGTTATGTGATTATACCACTGCATCATATGATTGCCAGTAACAGCATATTTTTCATCAGCATATTTAGTAAAACCTATCTCTCTTCCACTTACAGTAATACCTTTTTTACTAGTAGCTCCACCATACACCCACTTAGCTTCATCTTGTGTTATAATCATATCCATACCTGCTGCTTCACCATCAACGAAGTTACCATTTTCATCTACTCTAGCAAGTAAAGTATCTCCCTCCCATATCTCTATGCCCGATTCGGGCTGATAATGTTGGTGTTTAACTGCAACACCTTCCCCATCCCTATTCTTATATATAACAGTTTTAGCTTTAGCTTGTCCAGGTGTTAATCCATGATGTAATTCAAATGCTTCAAATAGTTGCCTAGCAGTAATACTACCACCATCTCCTATATAAAGATTGTCTACAGTCTCTACTAATCTATATCCTTTGTTTGTTTTCTCTCTATATTTAAATACTAATTTTTCTTTATCTGCGATATACATATTAACATCAGTCATAGATGGGCTAATAGTCATAGGAGTAAAAGGTAGCTTTATTCTTTTACCTACAGTAGCAGCATCCATATCTAAATAATCAGGAAATATACTAGTCATAGCACTATGAACAGCTAATTCCTGAGCTGAATCAAATCCCATACTTTTATAATAAGCTTTATGATTATCAGTAACATCTACTATTAACAGCTTATCTGAATCACCTCTTGACATAACTATAGTTTTACTATGCTGAGTATAAAGCTCATCATTTAAAGTAGAAAGCTCATCTGCTGTAAAGAATCCATATCTAGACTTTTTATTCTGAAGAACATCTTTACCGCTTATAAAGGATATTAATCCACCACGAATACTCGTTAAATGTGTATACTTTTCATTATTATTAAGCTCAAATGGTGTTATTTTATCTGTAGAATTATTCTTTCCTCCAAGTTTGCTATCTGGTCCTTTTAATTCTATGCTCATTTCCTTAGCTACAGTACCTGCAAAATTACCTTCTGAATCAGTTATTACATCGTATTTTGTAATAATAGCATAAAAATTATCTCTAGCATTCATTTTACCACCTTCAGAATTGATAGTTAAACTGCTGAATAATCTATTAAACTTTTTAATTTGTTTTCTTGTCATACTAGGAGGGTAGCTTGCTCTTTTACCTATAATTTTAGAAACTTCTTTAACCCAAGTATCGAATTTATTCTCTATACTTAAATCTCTCATTATACTATAAGCTAGTTTATTTAATTGTTTAGCTACGTCAAAATCAACATGTACTCCAAACTCATCTCTATATGCAAAATCATTAGAACTTAAAGACCTTTCGTCACTTTCATTTTTATCTATTAAACCAGCCCAGCCTTCTCTATTTGCTCTCTCTATTTCAGTTAAAAAGCTAGATACTCCCATATCTATTTCTTCCTGAGGAACTAAAGTTTCTTGGGCTTTTCCAACAGCTGTATCTTTATAAGCTAATGAAGAATGCTTAGAGAACATAGTATCATACCAGAAAGAAAACTTAGAATGCAATTCAGGTGGTAACATGCTCATCATAGCATGTCTAAAATATTCAGGATGCACATAAAACTTTCTGGCTAATGCTTTATTTGTTTCATTCATCACTATATTTAAATCTAACCATGCATTTTTAAATATTCTATTTATCTCTATATTTTTAGACAAATTAGGGTCTTCAATTTTCTGGTATCTTATCTGGTTATTAATTTTATTACTAAGTTGATTTAAATCTTTAGGAGTAGATGATTCGGCATCATGCTTTTCAATTACTTTCTGCATTCTAAACGTCTGATATGAAAGGACCCCTGGTATATTAAGGTATGTAATTTTCATAGTCTGACCTTTGCTCCAAGAAGGAGTGAGTATTTCATAATCAATCAAACCTTGTTTCTTCATATCTTTAACTATAATATTTAAATCTTTTATAAATGGACCAGTTTTACCTTTTATCATAGGAAGCTCAATAGTCTCACCTGTTTCTTTTGATTCAACTTTCTTTATCTCTCTGTAATGCTTTAATACTAATTTTTGAGCTTCAGACCCTCTCCATAAAACTGCATTAGTTTTATTATTATGCTGTGGTTCATAATAAGCTTCATATAAATCTTTACCAATCTCATCTTTTTGTGCATTACTTAAAAAATCAAATTTATCTACAATATTATTTACTATACTGCTTGCTTTTTCAACTCTAGACATTGTTTCTCCACGACCATCTGGAAAACTTGCAGTTGAGAGATGTTCTCTGAATACATTCATCAAATAATTCCAAGCAGATTCATCAGCAGTATTGTAAAAGCTAAATGCTAAATCATTTCCTTGAATCATAAGATTAACTGCACCTAATCCAATATGTAATGATGGCTTTCCGTTTGCTGCTGAACGTTGTATTGAATTTAATATACGTATTTTATTTAAACTTTTCTTTAAAGTGACTAAGTTTTTAGCAGGGCCTAATACGCCTGGAAGAATCTCATCTATCTGACTATCAATATTTTCTTTAGTAGCATCTTCAGTTACAATATCTTTCATAATTTCAAGTGATTTATTTCTAAACTCAGTAATAGGTATAACTTGTCTTGTTAAATTACCTATCCTTTTTAAAAGTCGTTCTTGAAATATCATTCCAATAGAACCTGATAATTGCATTTTTCTTATAGATAAAAATTCATTAAAATCTTTGTCAAATTCATTATTCTCTTTTTCAATCTCTTTAAAATGAACTAAGTTTTTAAATCTATTTCTTAAACCAAAAATAAAACCATAAAAACCTCTATCATTATCTCTGAATGTCTCTATTAGCTTTTTCTTAACAATACCTTTTTTTCCTTTTATAACAACATTCAAGCTATCCTCTAAAAGTATTTGTAATTCATAATTTACCTGATTTAATTTTATCTTAGGTATTTTAAACATTCGGCTTAATTCAATATCATTAATTTTCATTAAATCATTTTTAGAAGATATTCTATTTTTTAGAACTTGATTGTATTTAAAAATCTTTTCGTTAAGCCAATCTTCTATAGCAGAATCTTTTAAAGCTCCTTTATTTGACAGGATGAAATCAAAAGCATCAACCTCTTCTATATATCTTATATTTAAAAGATTAGAATAAAGTTCTTTAGGCGCTCTTCCAGTAACTATTTCATCTAATATTTCTAGAGACATCTTATTCAAGGTATGAGTTAATATTTTACTTGAATTAGGAGCAAAGTAATCAAACATTATATTACCAGCTTCTCTGTAACCTATATTCGTATTAGCTTGCTCAACAGAAACGAAGGATTTATTCCATATTATATCACTAAGTTTCTCCCAATTTAAATTTGAATACTCTTTAGTTAATGCATATATATATAATTTTTCAATTTCAGATATTCCAGATGATGATTTCATATACTTCTCTGATGACGATGATGAATCAGATAAATATCTTTTTATATTTTCAGGAGAAAAATCTAATTTATCAACAGCATTTCCAAAATGTGATATATTTTTATTTAACCACTTTGTTTTAATAACAGACATTATCTTAACTTGACCATTCTCGCTATTAACTATATTATTTAAATGTTTAGATATTAAATTAATTGCATCATCAGTCCATGTAACCTCAAATACATTCAAACTTTGACCTGCAGGCAATCCGTTTAAAAGCTTACCGTACCAACCATATCCTAAAGATTTAACTACTTTTTCTTCTAATACTTCAATATCTTTTGTGATTAAATCTGTTTCACCAGTTAATCCAGTTTGCTTTTCTTCATTTCTTTTTTTTATATATTTATCTGGATTTTCAACATACTCATAAATTTCATCTTTTATTATTTCATCATTAGCAGCTATAACATCAGTCTGATATTCATGAGCAATATCTGTATCTTCTATATCAGGAGGTAATGTCTGAACTCTGTACCAACCAGCTGCATTAACAGCTCTATCCGTAGTCTCTGTATCTCCAAATTTTCCTAAATGTATATTATGACCTATGCCTTGACCACCATGTTTCTCATAAGTATCATAAGCTTTACCTGCAAAGAAATAAATCTTCTTGCTAGGTAATGGTCTTCCTATTTCTAATTCAATAGGCTCATAAAAGTTGTCTTCATCTTCTTGCTCAATGTTTTGAGGGATGGTTAAATTAGAGCTTTCATATAATTCTACTGCTTCTGAAGTAAAAGCACTTTGAACTGTAACGTAATCTTGATGATAGCTACTTTCAGCAGCATGTATATTATAATTTTTCCTCATAAATCTTGTATACATGTTAACCCATGCATCAAAAGATAAAGGATTATCATCGTTTACTATTTCAGACCACTCTACAGTTCCTAAGCTTTCAATAAACTCATTAAATATTACTTGTTCTTGAGTCTTGATAGGCTTTTTACCTTTAAAAGAAGTTAATAATTGAGAATAACTAATCTTAGTATCTTTAGTATTCAATTGCAATTGTTTTATTCTATCTACTACAGCATATTTAAAAGAAAGTTCTATTAATTTATATTGAACAGCATTGCTAACTTTACTTACCCACCCATCACCAAAAGCTACTGGAGATTGACCAGCTGCTTCGTCAGATGTAGGAGGTATTAAACCAACATCTTCTAATCTAGTAAATACTAATTGGTCTTGTAAATGATTCAAAGAAGATACTAAAAGCCTATTATCTCCATCTAATAAATCAGATTTTATTTGAGCTTTGTAGTTTTCTAAATGTTTAGATAGCTTTTTTTCACCCCATAGAGATTTAGGCAAACCTATTTGTTTTAATAATCTATCATGTATTTTCTTAGGAAGTTCTTTTAACTGAGCTTGAGCTCTTCTATAAAGTTTTCTTTCTTTTGGTTTTAAGCTGCTTAAATCTTTACCGTATTTTCTTAATTTTTTTATACCATCTATAATCTTATCAACTTCATCATTAGCTATATTCATATAAGCTGGAATAACTACTTTTGTATGATAATTATATTCAGCATTACCGTATTCTATAATATCATCTTCAAAGCTAATATCTGTATTTTCTCCAAATTCTTTTCTTAGTGATTCAAATTCTTTAGTATCCAGTATTAAACCTTGTTTAAGCAATTTATCATATTGAATTGCAGTAGTTACGCTGGTAGGTTTTAAATCATCTAATATAGTATACCTATTATCGTCAAGCATCATATCAACAACTTTACCTAAAGTCATATTATCTTTAGCAAAATCATAGAAATCAACATCAAGATTGTATTTAGAGTTATCTCCGAATAAAAATCTCTTAACTAAATCTAAAAACCTTTTCCATGCATTTATAATACCAGACCATTTACTATTTCTTTGCTGATAATCAGATAATTGTTTAGCTTTCTTAGCTGCTTCTCCAAAAGTCTCGGCTAAAACTTCTTCTATAAATCCATCACTACCCTCTTGAAGTTCAGGATATTCTTTTAAAACCCATGCATATAATTTCTTTCCTTCATCATCTTTAATAATATCTTTATATATATCTAAAACACTACCCTTAACCTGTTTATTATTTAGTAATGCTCTAGCAATAACATGCCCTATCTCATGAAAAGGAGTACTCATAGTCATGTACTTAGGGTTTAACCAAATAGTATCTGTATCTGAATCATATGCACCTCTAAAATTATAGAGACTACTATTTCTTTCATTTTCAGGAACTAATTTAAATTGAATTGTTTTTGAAGTATCTACATCAAGTGCATCTTGTAATGGAGTTTTTGATATAGTTCTAGAGAATTTTTTATTTAAAATATCAATAGATTGTTGTATAAATACTTCTTTTTCTTCTTCAGCTAGCTTCTTAATATCTTCTTCAGATAGAACCTTTTGTTTTCGAGACTTTTCAGAAACAGGCAATTCTAGGCCTCTTTTTTTCAACTCAGCCTTAATAGAGGCTTTGTTCATTTTAGCGGCCATATTGCCCCTTTTTTGGCTTTCTAAAACAGAACCTTTAAAGGATTTCAGTAAATCTTCATCAGAAAGGTCTTCCCAACTAGCTTTTTCTTTAACCTTTTCTAAATAAAACTTAGAGTCAGTTTCATCACCAACTTCAGGAGTTTTTTGAGCACTTATCTTTTGTTTTACTTTTTTAGTAACCCTAGGTAATGGTAAACCTCTTTCTTTTAATTCAGTTCTTATAATAGGAATTTCCATATCTACTCCACCCTTAGCTTTTCTTTCAAGATATTCATCTTTAAGTTCTTGGTCTGAGTATTGTTTATATTTTCCTACATCTACTTCTGTTTTTATATCCTCTCCAACTTCTACAGTTTTTTCATCTAATAAATCTTCTCTTTCTATAACTGTATCAGGAGATATATCTTCTTCATCTTTTTCAATTAAATCTTCTTTAACAATCTTTTTACCATCAGGATTTACATCCATATCTTCTGCCTGTTCGCTTTCAGTAGGAACTTCTAATAAATTATCTATTTTACTAAACTCTTCAGCATAAACTTGCTCCCACATATTATCTTTCATAGCAGATAGTAAGTCAGATTTTTTAACTCCAGCTCTATTTAAAATTTCAAATGCATTACCTGTTTCCTTTTTAGACTTTTCTAATATTTCTAATATCTTTTCAGGGCTTCTTTTATTATCATCTAGATTGTCATAAAAGTCAAGTTCATCTCCATCCTCTAGCATATTAACAAACCCAGCTAATATATTAGCATCTTCATCTACATTCATAGTACCATCTTCATTATAAGTAACAGTACTTTTTCTTCCAGCTTTTCTTTCATTAAAATCTGCATTTTTCTCAGCTTGTTTTTCTACGCTATTAATATTTAACTTTTCTTGTCTTTCAAAATTCCAAGCTTTTTGAGCAGTATCAAATGTAACACTATTAAGTAGATTTCCATTTGCTCCAATAATATCTACAATATATTTCTTACCTACTTTTTTTATTTCAGTTTTAGCGCCTATATAATCTTTAAATACTTCTGGCTTATTTTTATCTAAAAACTCAGAAGTAAATTGTCTTTCTAATTGTTTAACTCTTTGATAAGATTCTTTAAATGTACTAAATGTTTCTCCAGTATCAAATTCTTCTACAGGTCCTTCAATTTTATTCCCATCTTTATCTAATTTATAACTACCATCTTTATTTCTTTTAAATGTAGCTGAAGAATAAAATACATTATATGTATTATCTTCATTCTTTTTAGAGAATACCTTCAAGAATTTATTCTTATTATTTAATTTGTTCCAATTATCTAATCTATCTTTAATAGTCCCTGTATATAAAGCAGACGCTCCACCTAAAGCACCACCCATAGAAAGTCCACCCCAAGCAGTTTCAGCTAAAGTATTCCAATTAAATTCATCTCTAAATCCTTCTTTTTTATATCCACCAGGACCTATAGTAGCGAAGAATATTTGAGAAACATATTGAGACATTTCCTCAGCTGCATTACCTCCCATAGATAAAAACATTTTAGTTAGAACATTTGAGTTTGTGGCATCCCATCTTCCTAATTTTCCAACAATAGGTAATTTTCTAGTTTCTTTTATAAGGTAATTAATAGAACTTCTATTGGCTCCCTTACGCATTAAATCCTTACCACCAAAACCCCATATTTTACCTATACCATCTAATAGAGATTTTTCTAACATATATGTAACACCTGTAGAAAACATTAAACTAGTACTAGCTATTTTAAATGCATCAGATGGATTCATTCCTTTTTTCATAACATTTTTACCACTTACAATATAATTATCATTTTTATATTGCTCTATCATGCTATCTATTATATAAGGCTCATAACCTTTTTCATATAATTCATCTTTATATTCATTTAGTTCTCCATTCATAATATCAAGATTTATAAATTCAGGTGCTGTTTGATAGGTAATTGCTTCTCTAGCCATAGATTCCATTTCCATACTAGTTAAGTAAGCAGCTCCTGCTCTAGTACTTTTTGTAAGTCCAGTTACAGCAATGGCTTGAAAAGCACTTGTAAGAGCTCCATAAGTACCTGCCCATAATCTTTTCCATCCAGTACCATCTCCAGCCATTACATCTCTTATAAAATTTTCACTTTTATTATATTCATTCCATTTGTCTAAAGCTTGATAATGAGGGTCATTATGTAATTTATTTTCTATATTCTCACCTATCTCTTTATAGAGCTTATCCATTTTCTCATTATAAGTTTTATCCTTAATATTTCTTTCCCAATTATGATATGGTAAAGTATATCTCAAATCATTAGTCATATCTACCCTATCCTTTAAAGGCAAGTGACCGAAATCTGTCTCTGCAATTATTTTAGCATAACCATATTCTGCAGATTTCACAACAGCTTCAACTAAACTTGCATCAGGTATAGGTTCTCCATTTTTAAGAGATTCATTGTATTCATATACTTTATTAGCCATAATCAACCAATCTTCTCCTAACGGATAAAGAGGATGAGATGTATCTGAAAGAATATCATTAAATTTATCGCTATGTAAAATTTGGGCTTGTTCGTTAATATTTGCTAAAGCATCTGTAAGATTAAAATCTTTATCTATATTTTTTCTTTTATGCATCATAGAATCAATTTGAGCTTGATTCTTACCTTTCATATTTACTTCATCTGATTCAGCTTTAAAAGAACCAGTATACTTATCAGGAAAGTAATCAAATAAACTTGTTTGCATTTTATATTTACTATATTCACTATCTTCCCAGAAAAATGCATCCTTAAAGGTATTTTTAAAGTTATCCCAACTATAAAAAGGGCTTAGTTTTTTTCGTTCTTCATCAGGAAGGTCCCTTAATTGGTCAACTGTTAATCCAGTTTCACTATGCTTATATCCTTGCCATTTACTTTCACCTCCAAATAATGTATAAACTCTATCAATAGGTTTAACAAATGGCTTAGTATATTTATCTACCATTCCCCATATAGTAGGAGATACGTGAGTTTCTAGAGTAGACCTATCTTCAGAAAAAGGATTTATAACTTGAGGAGCTTTGAATAACATTTCTTTAGGCATTTCAAGAGCTGTTTTTGTTTGACCTTTAAGAACATCCATACTATATTCAGGTTCATCTAAAACTTCATCCCATCCACCTAAATTATCCATTAATTCTGGTTGATAGTCTTTAAAGTAATCGATTAATTCTAAATCGGATAATCCTTGATACTCTGGGTTAGGATAATATAGTCTAATTAAGCCAGCTATTTCGGAAAGATTTAAACTTTCTTCACGTCCATATGACATATTACTTACCTGAATTGATTAAATGTATGAGTTCTTTGAATTTCGGGTCTATTTTAGTTGAGTCTGATTGTTGTACAAGTTTCATTAGTTGTTCCATTAATTCGTTGTTTGATGAAGTTTTACCAGGATTTGCTATTATCATATTTTGATAATCACTTGCTTCATCTGTAGTTATATTACCTTGTTTAAGCATACCAGCAACAAACATCATATCTTTTTTTTGTTCTTCACTTAACCAACCACCACTATCTATAGCATTTTCTTGTAAATCTTTAGCAAATTCTAAATCCCTTTTAAGCATAGCTTTATGAGTAGCATTAAGGCTTGTAGCTGTTAGTGCTGCTTCATCTACATACCATTTTCCAATAGGGTCACCCTCTTTATTTTTATTTGTATTTTTAATAAGAGCTCCTTCTTTACCTTTTTTTCCTATCCAAAATTCAACAGGGTCTCTATTTACGGAACTATAATCATCGCCATACCATTGGTCACTATTTTTTTGCCACTCATTCATTAAGGGTTTATCCCACCAATGGTCAGAGGCATGACTAGTCATAACTTGTATATTTTTACCAAGCTTATCGTATAAAGCCCATTTTTGTTGTTGATTTTTTTCAAGATTATAGCCCATTTCTTTAAAACTTTGTATTTTAAGGCCAGATATATCGGAATAACCTTTTTTCCTTACCCTTTCAGCAACAAGATTATAATCACTTGTATTGTAGTTACCAATTCTTTGCTTATATAAATTGTTTTGAGCAGTTTCATCTAATTTTATTTCATTAAATTTAGCTATATTAGCATCATCTGTAGGTAGATAAGTTCCTGGGTCAATACCTCTAGCCATTAATTCTTGATTGGTATATTCTATTTTAGAGCCATATCTTCCTATTTTAGCATCTTTTCCTTGAGGAGTTTTAAATGCAGTAGCCAGATAATTATCTACCCATATTTTTTTACCTTCATTAAGAGGGTCATCAACTTCTTTTTTAAATACATTTCTATATTCAGGATTATCAATCATTGCTTCTAAATCCATTATATCTACTACATTCTTAATACCTTGTTCTGTACCAGCTTTAGCATAATAATTAGGAAGTTTATCTATTTCTCCTGTCATATTATTAAGAACACCCATTATTTCTCTATTCTTTTCAGATGCTTTTCTTACAGTATCAAAGTAATCATACTTATCATTTAAATCATTAGCTTGATAAAAATAACCATTTTTTAATTCAACATTATAATCTTCCATTAAAGCTTCAGCATCTCTAGTAGTATGTTTTCCATCAGAAGATATATTATTCTTTAATTCAGTTTCGGTTAATCCATATAAGTTTAATTTATACAAACTTTGATGTATATCTTTTAGTCCTTGAGTATATTCATTCATTACCAATTGCTGTTCTTGACTATACTCTCTGTCTAAATTTTTACTTAATTGTTGAAGTTCGAAATGATTTTGTTGTTGATTTTCAGCAGCTTGATACTTTTCCTCTAAATCATCCTGTCTCCAGATGCCTGTAGTTATAGTTTCAATAAGATTTAATGCATTAGTTAAACTAGACATTATTGCCTTGTAAATATGACGCTACATCTGAATGTTTTATATTTCCTAACCAATCTTGGAACTGTTTAAACTTATCAATCTCAGTAAGACCTGCTGTAAATGGTGCATAAGCTTGAGGGTAAGGGTCGCCAGTTGGCTTAGAACCTCCTGGCTTAATATCTTGTCTATATTCATCATAATACCCTGGCATATATTCATCAGTATCACCTCCTATAAATATGTCAGACTCACCAAACTTTTTACCTCTATAGCCTATATCACCTGTGCCTGGAGTCTCTGTTCTACCAGCAATATGCTCTCCAAATTTTTTATGCTCATCATATAAATCACTCATCATATTGTCCATTTGTGTATAAGCTTGACTAGCTCCACTTGTCATACTTTCCAATCCCTCACCAACATCTTCACCAGCTTCAGTTAATATTTTTTGTGCATCACCTCTCTCATCTTCAATTCTTGATAATTCTCCTTGATATAAATCTTCTATATCTCTTTTTTCTAAAACAATATCTCTTAGAGTTTTATCTGAAACTGCTTGTTCTTGAAGAACTCTTTCCGCTGCAGGCGCAGAATAAGCCATTCCAGTTCTAGCTATATTAGCTTGTTGTTGTTCTATGTCACTAGGAAGTCCTCCGATAATTTCTTTTCTAGCTAAAGTTTGAAGATAATCAGCTTTTTCTTTATCCTGCTCTGCTGTAATTTCTTGTTCATCAAGGTCAGTAAGTGTATCATGATAATCCGTCTCTGCTTGAGCATAGTCATCCATTAAGTTGCCTGCTGTACCTAAATCTGTTTTTAAAATTAATGGGTCACCGCTTGAACCTGCAAATTGAGATAAACTACCTCCAGCTAAAGTCTCTAGCATTGTACGTACTTGTTGATTGATAGCACTTAAAGGTTCAAATACTGCCCCTATATCTCCAGCACCTCCAATTGTTTGTGAAATAGGGTCTGATAAAGCTGTTCTTAAATATGGTTTATAATAACCTTCTGCAAATCCTTCTGAATATTTTTGCATTCTCTCTTTCATGTCATCACCCTTAGGATATGTAGCGTCATTTTGGAGAGCATTACCACGATGTTTAGTATCACTTGAATATATTCTAGAGCCATCTAATTTTGTACTCCAAGGAACTGTAGGTCTACCTGTAACCCATCCTGATTCAGGAGGTGTAGGAAATTCACCAATCTCATGAGGAATATTTTTTCCTTCTGGACTAAATCCCTGATAACCTCCCAGACCACCAGCATAAGGTATTTGCTTAGGAAAACCAAAATCATAATCTTTAAGTTTAAATGCAGTTCTTCCAATATCTGTTGCACCACTACCAAAATCATAACTATGAGATTTGCCAGTAAAAAATTCTTTACATTCATCTATAGGTCCGTTATATTCACGAGAATCAGAAGAAACCTCAACCAATTTTCCTTTATTATCATCCCATTTAAAATTTACTTCTGTATATATCTTCATAAAAATCCTTTCTTTTATCCTATCCTTTTAAAAGGAACGTCTATTTTATTATAATCTACCATTTCATAGCCAGTATTGTGAACTGACGTAGCCCAAGGTACATCCTTAGATAAAACTCCTAAATATCTACCTTCTAAGCCCTTATAATCAAAACTATAAACAGGTATACCAGATTTAGATTTACCTTTATATTCAATATTTTCTTTTAATCTAACATCACTAAATATTTTACCTAAAAATGTATGAGGTTTAGCTAAGCCTCCTAATAAATTTAATGCCATCATAGCCCACCCAACAGGAGTCATGCCTTTAAGTAATCCTCCTGGAGCATTTGCTAAATTATGAAATAAACCTTTTTTTGTAGGATTTAAAGTTTTAGCTAAACCTTTACCCCAATATTTAGGATTTGATTGAAACCCTAATTGTTGAGCGAATCCACCTTTCCCTACATTGCCCATCTCCTTAGCATATTTTAATGCTTTAATTGCTGGAAATACTGGTTTTGTATCAGAAGCAACATTAGAAGCATTAGGTCCAAGTCTACTAGTAGCACCAACTTCACTATATTTAAGAGGAATATCAGTCGATATTGATGCTAAACTATCAGAAACCTTCACACCTTTAGGGTCAAATGTTTTATATCCTTCAACTAAAGCTTTCTCATAAGCATTTTGTCCTATATCAGCTGTTACTTTATCTGTAACTTTTTTACCCTTAGGTTTAAATATTTTTTTAAGTCTTTTTCCAAAATTTTTAAAAGGAGTTTTTTTAGGATGTAAACCAGGAAGTAATTCGCTTCTTAAAGACATAGGTTGACCAGTAGACTCTAAATATTTATCCATAATTTCTGGAGTCCAATGTGTATGAGCAAATTTAGCCCCTTTTGACTTTTGATTAATCCAAGGCATATAACGTGACATTTGCTTTCTATGTGCATCTGTTATTGGAGTTAATGCCTCTCCTTTATTCCAACCTAATGTGAGAGCTTCATTTATTTTCATTTGCTCTTCAAATGGTTTAAAAGTTGATTTAACTTTACCACCCCACGCACCAGATGGTTTATCATGCATTAATATAGAAGTTGATGCACCTGTGCCTTTATCTCTATCTATTATTAATTTAGGGTCAGCTTCTAAACGTTTAGCTGCTTGTATAGTGTCTCTTCTTCTATCTTCTGCTATCTCTATTACACTCTTTAATACTTCTAAATTATCACCACTAGTATCGCTTTTAGGAGTAATAGCTTTTTCAGGGGTTGTATATTTTTGATATCTATAAGGTCTGATAGTTACTAAAGACACGATATTCTCCTTATTGTATTAAAATAATTCATTGTAATATAAAATACTCTCTTTATATATACAACATTTAAATTGTAAATTCTACGGTTAAACTTCCTTTTATATTTTTTGTACCAACACCACTAGTATATCTAAATACTAAAAACAATGCATCTCCTGCATTTATTACATGGTTTATATCACTCACATTTAAAATTTGCTTCCATGTTGAAGCAGTTACTGAACCAAGATTATATGCAGACCCTATTCTTGCTGCTGTAGAAGCTGCTGCATTACCGTTATTAATAACTACATCCCATAATTCAGCACTATAACTAGCAGTACTATCTACAGCTCCTACCCATCTTATATTATTTATAGTTGAATTTGTAGTCGGCACAAAAATAGCTTTTTCTGCTATACCATAACCACTCCCTAAATCCCAATCAGAAGCTGATAAAGAACCTGTAGTTCCTAAATCTGTTCCACCAGCATGCCAATTACTATTAGTAAGCCTACTTGATACTTCTTTTGTTAAATAATGCTTATTAGCACTTATATCTGCTCTAAGCTCATCAGGAGTTCTATGTTTTATATAACCTCTAGTAGTATTATCTGTTACTAAAATCTTATTACCAGACACGCCTGAAGGTATAGTTCCTACTTGAAGCCATCCTCCAGAAGTAATAGCAAGCCTTATTGCGCTATCAGCAGAAGATGGAGTTAAGTCAGATAATTTTCCAGCTATACCAGCACCGCCTCCACCACTTCCTGTCTTCTGCATTAGTTTAAATTTATTTTCGGATGTATCTAATCCAAGAACCCAAGCAACTGTTGAAAAAGTTTCTGGATGAACTGTTCCAAAGCTACTAAATTGGTCCCATTTATCAGTACCTGTATCAGCATCTTTATGTGTAAAAAACCTCATATGAGCATGTCCTGTATTTTCAATAAGAAAAGTAGGGTCTTTAGACTCATCATCAGTCATACTCACTTTGTCATCTCTTTTGAAAAAAGCTGGTGTTTTTAAATCTGCATTATTATCTTTATCTATAGAAATTAAATGCTCTACTTTTTTTCCTTTATAAATCTTAGTTTTATTATCTTTATCTAAACTTATTTCACCAGCTTTACTTGGTTTTCTACCAACAGGTAAATATACAGGCTCTTGTCGTTCACTCCTTTTTGAAGTATATAAAGACATTCTACTACCATACCAATTTTCACCCCATTTGTAAAAAAAGAATAAACCTCTTCCAGGTACATGTCTTATAGTAAAATCACCATCCCTACCTTCTCTATTAGCAGGAATTCCTTCACCTCTTGTAATAAGTTTTTGTTTTAATCTTAATTCAGCTTTTAAATTTCTAGTCTTCATCGTGTTTATTTGTAGAAATATCTCTTCTAGTTACATATTCTAACCCAAAGTCATTTATAAATAAATTACCTGGCCATACAGGAGAAAAAAACTTTAATTGAGCATCTTTTACTGATAAATTTAAATCAGATAAATCTACTTTATAATAATATGCACCTCCAGAAGTTCCTTGTCTAACAAGGTCAGAATTAGTCATAGAAAAAAGAGGAATAGAGTTTTCTCCAATTATACAAGATACACTTAAATAAAAATCATTTGATTCTAATACTCCATATTCATCATATATTTGAGGACCATAAAAAACATTAACATAAGCTCCTGTAATTCTTTTCTCACTATTTACAACACCTAAATCTGTAAGCTTTGTGATAAACTTCCAGTGTGTACTTACAGGTTTTGAATTCCATATTTTAGCAGATACAACCTTCATCTTGTTTCCTTAGTCCCATCTAAATGATTCGGGCTTCTGTGACCAGTATTAGTAATAAACAAAGGAGTACTTGATTCTACACCAGCACTAATAACATTAGTCATATTATTACCATATCCATTATTAATTCTTTTTTCTCCATATGTCCAGTTTTTTGTATTTAAACTATAAATCATAACATTACCACCTATCATCGAAGAACCCGATAATACATTAGATGCTTCAAAATCTTGTCCAACAATGCATTCCATTGAGCTAGAATTATATATTACAAAAACTTCAGTATCTTCACCTGCTCTTTCGAAGATATTTTTCCAATGATTAAATATACTGCTATCAAGCCTACCAGTATTATCTGCTCCTGTAATTTTTCTTTCTTTTTCATCATCGTCACCTGAATAATGTAAATTATTTACTTTATCTCCATCATATAAATAAGCTCCATTTTTATTTACCCAAAATAAACCTTCTTCAGTTTCTACTACATGATGTTTACTAGATATTCCTTTATATTTATGTCTTTCTTCAACAAAGAATTCAGAAGGAATTCCAGAAGATATATTAAGTATATACATTATATTCTTTTTAAACTGAACAACTTTATCACCTATACTCATTAAAGATACAATTTCATCACCATCAGATATATCTAAGTCTAATACTCCATAAGGATAAGGGAATGTATCTAATTGGTTAGCTGGACTTAATACTACTCTATCATTAAAATAATCATAACTACCATCTATTCTTTTTACTGCAATATTTCCTACAAAACTTCTTCTGCCTGCTATACAATGAGTTTTATATCTTATATCTGTTGTATAGTTTTTAGTAGGAGAAAATCCATTTGTTTTTTCAAAACTATCTATTTTAGGCATAGTATAAAAATCTATTGCTCTTGTTGAATCACTTGGTGTGCCATCTTGATTTTGAATATATGCAATAGTTGAATTTCCAGAACCTTTTAATTTCCATTTATAGACTTGACCGAGTCCAGTATCAAATCCTGGAGTAAATACTTCATTAGCTTTATTAAATCCAGAATCCCAAGTTACTTTACCTAAACTCCAAAATGTTTCATGCCCTTCTTCAGAGCTAGTATAATAGATATGTATTCCTTTTACATTTCTATTGAAAATATAATCATCTCCACCATTATTAGTTGGTTTAACTGCTATTTGAATGCGAAGATGATGGCCATCTTCAACTCCAAGTGTATCTCCAAATTCCATAACATTACCACTACCTGAAGTTTGAAAAGTATGAGCTGGTATACTTTCTCCATCATCTTGGAAAATAGCTGCAGCATAAAATATACAATCGCCAATCCAATCTATTCCATCACCATCATCTACTTTAGTAAATTGAACACCCATATTTGCTACATCATTATAACTACTTGCAGTAAAAAAGTAATCAATATCTGAAGTGTAAGTACGCAAACCATTGTATCTATTTTGTGCGGTTTGACTATCATCATAAGTGAATATCCAATCTCTCGTATTGTCTTCAAGATAATATCCAGTTTTAGTTAAATGTCCAGTTGGGTCCCAAATATCCCATTGAGATGCTAAATCAGCTAAAGTATCCCATCCAAAAAACCCACTACGTAAATTGTCATAATATTTTAACTTGTAATTAGGATTATTAAGAGCGAAATTACTTTCACATAATCTTAATTCACTTCCTTCATTCCAAAAAACAGGTTTTGTATTTTCACCAGACTCATAATACCATGGCAAAGAATCTTCATATCCAGTTTTCCACATACCTTGGTGTTTGCTATATAAATTTACATATACTCTATAATTAGTCATGCCTGAGTCATAACCATTATCAGATGAACTAACAGCTACTTCACTATTAGTTAGTAATAATGTTATTTCTTCAGAAATTCCTTGAACCACCTCTCTAGAACTATCTGGATTATCATTAAGGTCTACTATAACTTCAAATTGAGAATTTTGACCAGCTGCGTCTGATGTAATCTCTATATAAGTATTTGGATTTGAATGAGTAGCTGTTATTCCCGTATAATGGTCATTTATATAATCTTTAATAGCTGGTAAATCTATAGTCCAAGTATTGTTTAATCTATATTCATTTCCTGACTGAAATAACGGATGAGATGTTAATCCCTGAGTACCACTTCCATAAATAACACCACTACCTGCAGTATTTCCATTTTTAATTATTATATTAAATAAATCTCCAGAGTATTCAACTCCTAGAAAATCTAATTTCCATTTGTCTTTTGTAGTAGAAACACCACCACTCATTAATCTGCTTTGTCTATTAAAAAATCCTGAACCATAATCTCTATACTTAGCATTTTCCCAATCATCTTTCATTGTCTCTGTTATTTCTCCAGTATTTTCTGGACACCAATGAACCCACTCATTACCATCTTCACTTATTGGATGATAACCATATTTATGTATAATAGAACCAGCTGCATGAGAAGCTGCAGTCGTATTGCTTCCTGTAGATTCATCATATTGAGCTCTTCTTACTTCTAAATAAAATCCTCTTGATAAACTATCATTATTTAATATAAGTGGATATACATGATTTAAAATTTGATGGTCATAATTAATACCATGTACTGGTCCTTGCTTATCAACTACTAAAAATACTTCACTATTTATTTTAAACTTTTCTCCTACTCTAGTTCTAAGCCAAAATTCTTTAGTTATACATAAAGCTCCATCTGATACTCCTCCATTCGCGTAATTGGAAAACGGTGTATATACAAATAATTTTTTAACAGAGGCAGTAAGAGCGTCAGCTGCAACAGTATTGCTAGGCCAATAGGCCCTCCAATTAATTGTTTGAGATGCATATGGTCCTTGAGTAATTACTCCCTCCTCCGATGTATTATCTCCCGCACTTTCTACATCGTATCCATAATAATTATCTACAACTCTTTCTACAGCTCTAGTAACTCCCCATACTTTTCCAGTATCTGTTCCCCAATAATCATCAGAATAATAATTTCTACTATCAACTGCTGTGCCATCAGTATACCACTGTTTACCAAGCATTGGAAACCAAGTTCTTTCTGGTACAAGTAAATCATTACCACTTCCAGAAGCATTTTTTAAATTTGCTCCAGTACAATGAACAGTTAATTGTTTTCCATTTAAACTACCCATATCAAATTCTTGACTTCTTATAATCAAATAATCATTAATATAATTAGTAAAATGCTTTATTTCATTATAGCCTTGTTCGGGGTCACCATATACTTTTTCATAATCAAAATTAGCAAAATAAGCTTCATACTTATCTGTAGAATCACTACCAGGATAATCATTAATTGCTTTACATATATGCATTAATAAAGATAATTTAACTAATTTAGCTGAGCTTCTTTCCCAAAGACTTTTAGAAGGAATAAAATTTTCATTATTATTATCTACATACCAATCACACATTTCTTTAAAATTAGCTAAATGAGGTTGAGGAAAATTAATTTCAGATGTTATTTTATAAGGAACGTCGCCTTCTGGACCTGCATCACCATTTTGACTATCGTGAGTTCCTGGATATGTATATAAGGCTCCTGATGCAGGATATCGATAATCTTGAGTATCTTGCCATAAATCAGAATCATAAGGTTTTCTATTTTTGTTAATATGTTTTCTTGAAACGTATTTATGATTTTTTCGTAAGTTACCTCCATCATTATTAAATCCTGAAAACATATGAAATCCTATTGCACTTCTAGCAAATGGTGAATTGCTGTAACCATGTACAAACCTACTGTCATTCCATACAGCATAATCTACAGCATAATGACTATCTTTTGTTTCATACCAATCAACTCCTTGCGCAGATTTAACTAAATATTCTCCACCAACATCTGGATTACTTCCAGTTGAATTTCCTCCTCTGTGGTCAAAAAATGTAAAATAATAAGGACTAGGATTTTCTTGCCAAAAATATCTAACTATAGGTTCTCCAATAGCCCCTTCTCCATTTAGTCCAGCATTATATCCCCAGATTGGCTTTTTATCATGGGAAGGACCAGGTAAATCTTGCCCTATATTATTTAACATTATTAAACTACCAGTTGTAGACTGACATGGAGCATTATGTCCTCTAGCTACAAAAAAATCCCATTCAACTTCATCTGCAAAATAACGACTTAAATTTGGAACAGAAGAATTTTGATAAAATGATGTACTATTATCTGCAATATACATATCCTTACCGAAATAAGTATGTGGTCTTCTTTGTCCACCAGCTCCAGATAACCCAGTATATAATTCCTCCATTATAGTTTCTGCATCAATATCTGTAGAAGGTGAATGAAGATTTGCGTCAGCCCAATTATCGCCTTGATAGTCTGGCATTGTATAGTCATGCCAATCTACATTAGTTCCACAAGGATAAACACCAAATATTTTTTCCTTAAAAGTATAAGCTATATGAACATAATATGGAGAATCCCAAGGATATGGATAAGGAGTAAAGTAACCTCCTGTTATACCTGCTTTCATACTATATACTGGAGAGCCTTGATAATTCATTTGATGTCCAGGCCATAATCCTATTTGACCATCATGTGCTGGAAAATTATAATCGTATCCATCACTTGGTGTTGGGTCACTTGAATTAGACATAGGTATAGTAGAATATACATTGTTAATAGGACCAGATTCCCCATCAGGTGTTTGTGGAGGTTGAGTACAATAATTCCACCAGGTAAAGTCTCTAAATTTATCAATACCATCAGCATCTCCTGTTCCTCCAGTTAATCTAAATCCATTAGCTAAACTCCCTTCTCTTACAATAAGAGGGTCCATTATAGCAACACCGTTGACTTTAAGTTGTATTTTTAATTGACCAGATTTTATAGTCTGACTTTTTTTATGCAAGTTTCCATCAACTGCTTTAGATACATCTTTATCATCTTTAAATAACCATAAAAGACTTAAAGGGTCAAAAGCTACATGACAAGGTTCTCCTGGAGTATAATACTCTTCATGATTAACTCTAATTCTAGCATGTTGAGCGCCACCAGGAGTAAATGTATAATCAGAAAAAAAACTTGCTAATCCTTCTCCTGGAATAATGTCTCCATATATACTAGTTTCTGGGACAAAGTTTTCATTCTTTTCAGCTATACCTAAAGTTTTTAAAACACCTAATTGGTCTACAGCAATATTTTCTAAATGCTGAAATTCATTAGAATTAATATCTTTAGGATTTGAATAATTACTTAATCCTCCTGAAAAGTCATTAAATTTCCATATTTCTTTAGCCATTTATTTTTTTATTTTATCCAATATAGGTTTTAATACCATATCGAAAATCAAATCATCTTTTTTAGATGGACTTAATTTTATACCTTTTTCAAGCACATATAATGCTAATAAAAAATATTCCCAATTTGATGTAATTAATTCTATCATTTTCTAATCTCCCTTTTTTCTATTTTATTTATTCTTTTTTCAAGTTTTCTATAATCACCTTTGGTAAATACAGGAGGATGAGAGTCTGCTTTAAGTATAGCTACATTCTTCTCAAGTTCTTCTATATATCTACCTTGTCTATTTACTACTTTTCTTAATTGCTTTACTTGTATATCAAGCTCATTAGGTTCTTCAACATATTTTTGTATGTTTTTAACAACCTTCTCTTTTAACACTTGTTTAGCAATATTTCCAAGTATTTTTTTACCTATTATTTTTCCTATCATAATATCTCCTTAAAGGTTTTTTATTTTAGCATATAAAGTCATAGAACCTATAACTATTCCAATCCCTAAAGATATAAAAGTTAATACAGGATTCAAAACTTTTAAAACACCAATTAATGTAGATAAAAAGCTTGTTCCAATACCTATTTCAGGATTACTAGCTAAAACTTTTAAAGTATCTTTCATTTTCTCTCCTTACAATCATCCCATTTTTTCAAGTCTAGCATTGGTAAAGGCTTTTCTATCATATGGTCTTTTAATTTATCATTTTGTATTGCAACTTTATTTCCACCTTTAATAAAAGGTTTACCATTAGTGCAACCTACTTCATATACGAATAATATCGTTTTCCAAAATCCTACTCTAACTACTCTTGCTGGTCTATCATCAAATATAATTACATCATCTGTATTTAAATCATCACCAGCAAAGACTTTAATAGCCTCAATGGTAGATTCAATTGTCTTTCTTCCAATTAAGAACACAAAAGCTAATACAGCCATCCAACCATATTGTCCAATTAAATTCTCTATTGCTTCTTGTTCCATAAATCTCCATTATTTATTTCCGTCTATTAACTGCCCCCATACTGTTGCTTTACCATCTATTATCTGCACAACATCTACAGTGAATTTACCTTTATCGTAAAAATCAATTATTGCAAATGCATGAGCCCAATTAATTTTTCTATGTCCAAGCCATTCATTAGCTTCATCAGACATATCTTTTAAACAACCTATACTCCAAGCTCCTTTAGGTCCATCAATATGTGTAGCAGTCATATGCTGTAAATCATGCCAATGCCCATACATTATATTACCACCTAATTTTCTTAAATGATTAGCTGTATGATATTGACCACCATAATGATGACCATGATAAAAATTCATTTTACCGACCTTTAAGTACTCACCCATAGGATAGTACTTATAACCTCTTTTATCAAGTTTAAGAGCGTTTTTTGCTAAGTATTGAGGTAAATAAGGATGCTCTTCTACTAATAAGTTAAGCCAATTCTCATGATTTCCCTCACAAAAATATTTTTCTTTACAATTTACTTTATCAAGAGATTCGTCAATAATATCCATACCTGCATTAACATTTTTAATATCTCTATCATAAGTATCTATTAAATATTCTAAAGGAGGTTTTGTTTTACCTCTCCACTTATGTTTAGAAAAAGCTTCCCATTCTCCTGTATCACCTAAATCAATATATATATTAGGCTCTACCAATTCTATTGCTTTGCAGACTGCTTTAATAGCTGGGATGTCTGCATGAGGAAAATGTTTATCTGGTGTAACTACTGCTCTTTTCTTAAGCATTAATCCACCAACTCAAAATGAGGAAAATCATCAAACTTATTGTCATCTACCTCAAAGTTCATATTCCAGTCTCCTCCCCAGCGAAGAGTAATACCCATCCTATTAGCCACCCCAAGGACA